AAAGTTTTCACGCAATCGGCAAGGTGTGATTATTTCCACTCTCTCACTACTCAAATTCAATCAAATCAAATCAAATCTAATCACACCGCTTCACACATCAATCATCATCTGATCATATAACGATCACGTAACAGGATCGTGAATGCGTTCGATACGTTGAACGATGCGTTCATTAGACCAAACGGTCTAGACCAATCGGTCTATCGCATGAATAGCACTTTTTGTTAAAACCAATCAGTCACGAATTGCTATGATTACTTCATCGAAACGAACTGAGGAATTAACGATGAAATACACAAACAAATACAACGGACAAACTTACTTCATCGAAAACGGCGTTGTGATGTTTGGTAGCGATGGGCTGTTTATGCAATCATATTCCAGCATTTCAGACTTCAACCGAATGATCGAGTTAGGCGAATTGGTTCCTGTCAAGCCAACGCGTGAAAACTTCCGAGATCTGGTTAACGAGGCAAAGAAAGACAATCCAGGCTTGCAAATCCGCTTTGTGGCATTCATCGCACACATTGGATTCAAAGAGGCTTACGCCGGAACGATACCACAACGTAACGCTCGCTTTATTAGTTGGATTACGGATCGAAAGGCTGATTATGTGCGTTTGCGTGGTCACATGGTTAAAAATGATTATTGCACTGGCTATCACAGCATTTTGGATCATGACGATTTCACTGATTTCATTGTTTCCGGCGAATGGCTGTAAATAGCATTTTTTGTTAAAACCGGATCGGGGTAACTTGATATAGTTATCCCATCGAAACGAAATGAGGATTTAGCAATGACTACTTTGATTACCTGGGAACACGAAAACAGCCAGCCAGTAACCCGCGTGTTTGAAACACTTAGTCAGGCGTATTTGTTGGCTAACCGTGGCGGATATTACAAGGCGCAAGTAATCGGAGAATTTGGGGAGGTGATTTATGAATTCCACGCTTAATTTTCGCAGTTACACGCAAACGGTAGACTTTGAAGGGGTTAATATTCCCCTTCCTAACATATACCGATATATCACGCGTGATAAATTTGGTTTCATTTGCGCGTGGCGGGAAAAGCCAAAAAAGGTTGGTGATGAATTCGGTGATGGATCTGAAATGCCGATCACGTTAGGTCATCAGCAAGGCGAAAACTTAACGGTTGTTATGCGCAAATATCGCCGCAGCCGTACAAACTCAATAATTTCTATCTTTGGGATCGTTGGGGAATAATAGCACTTTTTGTTAAAACATCGCCTGAGCAATCCGGCATAATACACACATCAACCAATCAGGAGAATCAACGATGAACTTTGAACAACAAACGCAATTCGAAACTGTAGTTACTGAACGTGACGCTACTCATGAGAAAGGTTTATTCAAGAAGGGCGCACAAATCACCGTCGATATTGATGATATGGTTGCATATCACGGCGGCATTACCTGGAATATCGCAGTGGTTGAGCCAGGCAAGAAATTTAAACTTCTGGCATTCAATACCGTATTTGAAACTGTTGAGGTGGCGCAATGAGTCGTTTAAATTTCACCGGAAAGAAAGTAAAAGTTAAATCATCTGGAAAGTGCATGTTAAGCGTTTGGCGCTTTGATGAAGATCGCGAATATGAAATTTTGATGGATAGACAAAATGACTTGCATATTTCAGACAATCGCGGCCTTGCCCTTTGTCTTTGCATAACTGAAGATGGAAAGCGGTTATACGCGCCAGGCGTTGAAAGTATTTATTCAATTGAGGTGATAAAATGATCAATAATACATATCGCGTAGTTGCAATCAGTCGCGCAAATGGTAAACGCGTTGTGTGCTATGAAGGTGATCGCGCTTGCCTGGCAACTGATACATATGAGGAATTAACAAAACGCCGCCCTACTTTTTACGCCGATTTCAAAGTGGTGCTTGAGCGCCTGGAGCCTGTAATTGTTATGGAGAGTGATTAATTATTCCTAACGCTTGGATTCTTGCTGTTGCTAATGACCATTACGGAGGCGACGGAAAGCGTGCGAAAAGGTATTCGTATTTTAATTAAATAGCACTTTTTGTTAAAAGCGATCCGGTTTGTTTTGGCATAATACATTCATCGAAACGAACCGGAGAATTTTAAAATGATGGTATCAAAAACAACTACTAACTTCGCTGGCAAACGTGGCATTGAGTTAAGCATTGAAACGGGTTACAACAAGTTTGAAGAATTTGAAACGCTGTGCATTTGGGAAGCGGATAATGATTGCGAATGGCTTTGTTCTTACCGCGTAAATGGTGATGGATCATTCACATGGAATGCAAACATTTATCTGAAAAAAGAAGTTATGGAAGAATTGCCAGCATTCATTAAAGATGAAAAACATCTTCGCCAGGTTATCCAGTTTATCAGTGAGAACATCTAATGAAACGTAAGCGGCATCAAGCAACGTGCCGCTGCCAGGCTTACGATTTCCCTCATAGGTTTGGTGGCGGTTTGTGTACCGGAATTCAGATCGCTGAGGAAAACGTAGGTGGCAACCTTTGCCAGCATTGCTATCTGTTTAATGGTGGCTGTGAAGTGCTAAAAGGCCAGGAGTCACCGCGCGAATGTGCATATGTGCAAGAATTCATAGAATATCATGAGGTTAAATTATGATCCGTTATGCGTGTTATTTGGTTAGCAGAATTGACGCGAATGATAAAACACTTATTGCAACTGCTAATAATTTAGCAAATGCGTTGCAAGCGTTTGAAGATTACAACAGCGATCATATTAATAAAAAATATGGCAAAACAATTGAGCGCCAGCGTTGCGAGTGGGTAACAGAAGATAAGATCACGTATCTATGACATATTTCAAAAACATAAAAACCGGAAGAATTTACCGCGTAAACCTGCGTCATAAAAACGCTTTAATTATGAGCAAAGGCGGCTGTTGGGTTAGGTCTGCGCGTTATAGAAATGCAGATTTAACAGGCTATCCGTTTATCGCCGTAAACAGCACGAATTGCTAAAAACGATATCGCTCTGATTGGTATCATACTTTCACACAAACAAAATGGAGAATCAAAAATGAAACTGAAAACTGAATCCATCATGAACATTGTCAAAGCTCACGGGAAAGTAGTTTTGAAAATGGATCGCGCTTCTGGATTCCATCAGTTAACGATTACCCGCGTAAAAACTGGTTACGCTGTTGGCGAACATCCAGGCGGTAGAATCCGCCGAATAACTGAAAGTGATGCTTACGCGATGATTGACGAAATGAGCATGTTTATTGAGAAGTGGGGTTGATATGGTTCAAGATGCTTTCTTTTCTCGCCTACATGAAGCGGAGGCGGCTGGACTTAACAAAGAATGGGCGCTTAAAGTTGCCTATCTTGAAATAACGCTTGATGACGCATTAGGCGCTATGGATATGGATCAAGAAAGTAGCGTGATGCTTGCTGATCCTAACGCAATAATCAATGATTGCGGTTGTAACTTCGATCCATCTTGCAAGCGTTGTTTCCCATTCTAAGGAGTATTTAAAATGACACCTATCGAAAAAATTTGCTGCCAAAAACACGGCGGAAGCGGGGATAAAACAACATGCCCATTCTGTAAGTAAAAAAATATCGGCCTGTTTAGCGTCGTGTCGCGATTTCAGGCCGTAGCCAATACAGTTGCGACACCTACAAACAAAACGCCTTACAAGGTCATACAGAAAGGATTTAAACATGCTTATTTTCTCACTATTTGATGGTTCTGGTTATGCTGCGTTGCCGTGGGCTGAACGTGGTCACAAAGTGCTGTGCTTTAATTTCGACGGTGCTGATCATGGTGATTACCAATCAGTGCGCGTGACTCATCCCAACATCGTTTATTTGAATGAGTGGATCGGATTATCATTCCAGCATAACGCAATGATGCGCGTCTTTGGCACTCCAGATTTTATTATTGCATTCCCTCCATGCACTGATTTAGCTGTTAGCGGATCGCGTCACTTTGCAGCAAAGCGTGAACGTGATCCAGACTTCCAGAAAAAGGCGGTTGAAACGGCAAAGATTGCTGCCAATATTGCGGATCGGTTTAACGTTCCATACATGATCGAGAATCCTGTTAGCGTCCTGTCGTCGATGTGGAGGCAACCTGATTTTATCTTTCATCCTTGCGCATTTGGCGGTCTGTTGCCGGAAGATGATAAACATCCTCACTTTCCTGAAATCATTCCCGCTCGCGATGCGTACACCAAAAAAACTTGTCTTTGGACGGGTAACGGCTTTGTAATGCCGGATACAAACGCAGTATTGCCAACAGGGAACAACAATCCAGGCTGGCAAAAGTTAGGCGGCAAGTCTAAGAGAACAAAGCTGATCCGCTCACTCACTCCGCGCGGCTTTGCGCTTGCTGTATGCCTTGCAAATCAGAAATAGCACTTTTTGTTAAAACGCCGGATCACGTATCCGGCATAATGATTTCAACGAAAACAAAAGGAGATAAATCAAATGGCTAAATTCAAATCAATCAAACTTATCGGATCTGATAACCGCCTATACAAAGCGCGGGTAGACGAAAATGATGATACTTTCGTTAAGTTAGATGGGAAATGGATTCACGCCAACTTAACCGGATTAACATTCCGAAATGTTAAGACCAAAACCATTAAATGCACATGGGTAAACCACTCCATGCAGATCAAGAAAACTTTCAAAGCCGATAAGCGTTATCAGATAGAACAAGGCCGCGTGTTAGGTGCTGTTGCTGGATACGTGTTCGACGAAAACGGCGACCGTTTCACGCTGTATCGGGAAGAAGTTGGATTCTCTGCCGCTGGCGGTGCTTATCTGTTTGAGGCCAAATACTCATGAGTTTACCGGAAAAAGATTACATTCCTCACCGTTCTGAGGCCATGCAAAAATACCGTTACAAGGTTGTTTTCAGTGCGATATCCTCATTAAAGGAAGGTGAAACGGTCTATCGCATCAGGGATAAGCATTCATATTTGCTGATTGGTCACACGTTCCATCGTTCGCTTGAATTCGATACTAAAACTCTTGAATGTCATAGCATTATAGACGGAAAGTTATTAGCCAGGGTTGAGCCGATCAAATAGCACGAATTGCTAAAAGGCTGTAGAATGTTGCCGTTATAATTAGCGGCAACAAGAAGGAGATTTTTAGATGTTTGACTTTGACACCAACAAATTGACACCTCAACAAGTTATAGCCATTGCAGAATCGCAGGGAACATCGCCGCTTCGCGTTGCTATTCAGTCGAACGGCTACCGCCAATCGTCCAGCTTTTGGGAGCCTGTGAAGGATATCAACGGCGCTAATGACCGTTATCCTGTGATCTCTTTGGGTAATGATGTTGATGTTGTGGGTAAACTGTCACGTAGCATTGCTCAATCTGTTCAATTTCCTGAATCATCGGCCTATATGCATTTCATTGGTTGCGTTTCCGCCGCTATGGTTGGACGCTTCCAGGTTGAGTACCACGGCACTGAACAACCAACGGCGCTTTATGTTGTAACCAGTCAGCCGCCATCAACTGGTAAATCAGCAATCAACAGCCTGGCTATTGCGCCAATGGTCTGTGAAGTTGAGCGCATCAACGAACAACGCAAGAAAGAGCGAAAGAAGATCGCAGCGAAATTAAAAGGCGTTGAAAAGGAATTGAAAGCTGAACGTTCCGGCACTGAGTTAGCGGCGTTGTTTGAGGAAAAGGAGGAATTAGAGGAAAAGTTAGAAAAAATGTGCGATATCGTTTTTCCGGTATCAGACACCACGCCGGAAGGTTTAGCAAAGATCAACAATCGCCAGGGTAACTTTGCTGTCATTTCCGATGAGGCAACAAGCATCAACAGCTTACTCGGATTGACTTACGCTAATAGTGATCGCAAGACTAACAGCGAATTGGTTCTAAAAGCATGGGACGCAGGACACGTTTCAATAGCTCGCGCCAATTCTGAAAACAATATGAGTTTTGTTGCGTTGGGCTGCATGAGCGTAATTGCCCAGGATGAAACGATAAAAGGGATCATGGATGCAGGGGCGCGGGGTATCGGTGTTAGTGAACGTTTCTTGCTTGTGCGTGAAAAAACAATGTTAGGCGAGCGTGTATTTATTGATGAAAATGGTGATCTTGATTACACGCCAGTTGATAAAGAATTAAAGGCGCAATATTTCCAGTTGATTCATAACATCATGACTGAACAAAATGTTGTATTGAAGCCGTCACGTTCTGCAATGCGTGTTCTTAATATTGCTCGCCAGCAATTAGAGCCAGATTTAGCAGACGGCGGAAAATATTCACATACAATGTTGCGTGGTGCTTTGGGTAAAATGGATAAACAAGTGATTCGTATTGCGTCAGTATTGCACACGATCCGCAATTGGTTTAATCCAAACGGTACGCCGCAAAAGTCGCGAGAAATTGAAGTTGAGACAATGCAAGAGGCTTTGGTGATGTTCAGCGAATTAAGCAAAACATATATTAACGCCGCGAATGCTTCCGGTCACGCTGGCGATGATGCCGAAATGAGCAAGTTAATTGAAATCATCATTAAGATCTCACGTCAAAATAAAGGCGTTACCAATGCAAGAGCGATATATGAAAGTGCGCGTAAGGTTAAGCCGTTTACAGGTCAATCAGGCGTTATGAAACGAATTGAGGAACAATTATTGCCAATGCTTGAAGAAAAGAATTATGTTTGCAGCGTTGGTAAATTTGTTTATGTCAATCCTGCGTTAATGGGGTAATCATGTTCTTATTAGATCTGTATCGCTTTTGTGAGTCTCGCGAGAAATTCAACCGCCAGGAATTAGCAAGATTTATATTCCGCAACCGTGAATGTGAAAGGCTTGCAAAAAATGCGGGGGTAACTCCCCGCTATTTCGCATCAAGTGTGAGTAAAGAGTTTATTTCTCGCCTTATGGGTTTTGGATATTTGGACGGCGTACACTGCGAATATTGGTGTAAAAACAAGATGAAAAGACCGTTTAATTTCGAACTATATAGCCTGGAAGGTGATAAAAATCGTTATGTTTTGGAAATTATGAATATAGAGAAAATGAGCGATGAAGAATTATTCAGCAAGCCAGCATTTGATAGATCTTATTTTGAAAGAAAGTTCAGCAATGCAAATTCCGCATGATGATTTTGTCTATGCGTTAATGCTGTTGCTTTATAGCGATATGCGAGCGTTTGGGGATCAAGAGCATCAACTGACAAATCATGATGGTGAATTGCTAATTCATGTTAGAAAATTTGAGTAAAAGAAAAGGCGGCTTATGCCGCCTTATTACGTTTTAGTGTCCAACCTGCCAGCATACCAGCAATAAACATTAATATACCCATTGCGATTGCCGGAACGTTAAGACCGTCATTGTTGCGAATTTCTATTCTTTCCGCCGTGATGTTATCGGCCTTAATGCTTGAGGTGCTCACCTGCTTTTTATTTGACGTGTCAACTTGACCAACTGCCGATTCTTTGAATGTTGTTTCCTGCTTGCTTGATGTATCCTGCTTTGCGGTCACACCAACAGTCTGTTTCACATTCTCCGCTCCAGCCTGTGCCGTTATATCAGGCTTGCTACCAATCAGACCAGGTAACACGCTTGAAGCTGAACAACCAGAAAGAGCAATGCACATCATAATAGCCAGTAATTTTCTTTTCATTTATTCAGATCCATTACACAATATTTATATTCAACAGCGCGGCGATTCTTCAATCCCTTTGATTTTTCCTTTTTTCCCGTTTTCGGGTTCCGGTAATATGTCCAGTTCCAAAGCTCGCCACAACCACCATACAGATCACCATTGTTGATCTTCTTCAACATGGTTGATTTACTGAATGCACCTGTTCCGGCGTTGAATGTGAATGAGTACAAAGCCGCTCGCATAGAAATAGGAATATCAACCTTAACCGCTTTATCAACAGCGTCAGCCGCAACTTTCATATGCTTTGCAAGTAGCGCGTCACATTCTCGCCTGGTATATTCCTTTCCTAATATCACATCCTTTCCTGTGATTCCGTGGCATACCGTCCAGATTCCTGCAATATCCTTGTAAGGTTTATACCTCACGCCCTCAATTTCTTCAATCAAGGGCGATGCCATCATTAAAGCCGCGCCCGTTATGGTAGCGGCTATTGTCTTTTTAATAGCCATTAAATTCACTCCCTATTTTTGGTTAATTTTAAGAGCGGTTTTAAGATCTCCACACTCTAACGCCTCTCGGATCGCCTTGCTGTCACGCCACCTTAGCCACAAGCCAACAGCGCCGAAAATAACAAAGAATATGAATGTTAGAACCGCCAACATTAATTGACCAGTTGCAGCGCCAGAGAATGAAGCACCACCACTTGAATAAGTTGCAAAGTTAATAAATTCACGCATAACTAGATCCCTTAAAAATTAAAAAGTCAATATCAAAAAACAGTCTGATTATGTTAACGACAAAAACAAAAAAAGGCCAGCATTTAGCCAGCCTTTTTATGTGATAATTTAATTATGCAATCATTTCAGGGTAGAACATGAAGCGCCCTATCTCGCCATATTCCTTATCATAGATAATTACCGCCGCTCTACGGCGTGAACGCCAACCGCCACGCGCCGCATAAGCATCTTTAGCCGCCATAGTGCTATGAACCTCAACAATGCCCAGGCTCGTTTCTGTGACTGTCTGATGATGCCAATGCCCCACATGCGCATACATTGAATTGGAGTTTCCGAAATCTTCCCGCCAATCCGCTGCACACATCATTAAAAGCGTTTCTGGCTTGCGTACAGTGTGACCATGATGATAAGCAAGGAACGTTTTTCCATATTGCGTGTGATGCACTACACGCGGAGAAACATCAACATTAACGCGTGGTTCATCTTCATACGCCGCCGCCATTGCAGCACGTAGCCAGATCATTCCTGATTGGTCGTGATTACCCTCAATGATCTGGATCTCAACTTCTTTATGCTTTTCAAGCATACGGCTTACTGCTCTACGCGTGGCACGAATGGCAACATAAACCAGTTTTGCATAACGTGAATCCTGATCCAATACGTGACCGCTTGCAGGTGTGACGGCTTCTAATCCGTCGCTGTGAATCATATCACCACCAATCAGCAATACGGCCTTTTCGCTATTCGGCGCTTTATCAACTGCATAATCGAAAAACTCATTCATTACGTTTTCCGCTGTTGCCGTGTCGTAATTCTCACCGCTTTCATGCTTATGAGCCATTGCGCCAATATGGATATCAAAGATCGGATATAACGCCAGCGTTTGCGAGTAATCAGTAATTTTTTCCGGTTGCGGCTTGATGCGCGGCACTTCTTCCGAAAATGCAGCCATAGCCGCTTGCATGATTGCCTCTAATTGCTCTTTGTCTTTGTGCGTCTTAATCCAGGTTAGTTTAGTGTTACCATTCTTATCAACTAACTTTGACTCGCCAATTACAGCAAAGCCAGGCGATCCGATTGTTGATATTTCCCCACGTTTAGCCAATTTGCTGTGACGGTGCTCAACCTGTCGCAAGCTCATTCCGTACTTTTCCGCAATCTCACGCAGTTTTAAACCTGCTGCCCTTTCTGCAATAAGTTGTTCGTCCGTAATTTTTGCCGCACTCATTTCACAAATCCTCTTATTTCATAACAATGGCGTACATCATAAACCATGCCAGCATTGGCGGCAAGACAACAGCAAACATGAATTTAATTGTTTTCACTTGTAATATTTCCTTTGCTCTTTGGTTTTGTTGATCACTTCTTTATAGTCGATTGTTGTCGGAATTGCCGGAACACGATGAACCTTGCGCGGCTTTTCATCCACATATGCCATTTCATCACCGACAATAACGCACACGTCTTTAATATCGAAATATTGCGCTATTTTGGCGATCCCTTCATCAAGACCGCCTTTTTTCGCTAACTCCCAGGTTTCCTTTTTACCCTTCGTTACTTTCATGACCGTAAGCCTTTTTAAGTAATTCCATAGCATCATTCCAAAGAATTTGCGCAATAACTTTTGGGTTTTTACGCTCAAGCATAAACAAAGATTCTCTTGCTAACCATTGAGCATCTTTGAAATATTCAACATTAACAATTTTCATTTTACAAATCCTCGTTTCGTTTCGTTGAAATGATTATGCCCCACATAAGCGAGGCATTTTTAACAAAAAGTGCTATTTATTCGGATCTGCTAAAAATTCTTTTAGATCTTGATTTATCTTTTCTTCCCACTTACTCAATACAAGCTCTTTTGTTTCATCAAAACTCATATCAAGCGCATCTGTGAACATCCACAAATCAGATCCTACTGTTTCAGTTTCATTCGCCTTTTCTATCGCATCGCACACCATAGCGCGATAAAGCAACCATAAACCACGTTCAGTTAATTCAACGCGTCGATATTCAACGCCATTTTCAACAATAGTTTCAATCTTTTCCATCTTTAAATACTCCGCGCTTTTGTGCGTTTGTTCTTAACAGAAGGGCAAATTTCACTAATTGGCACATAATGAGTTTGTTGTTGCTCACCTTCTTTCAGTTGGCGCATGATAAAAATCACGCTTCCTTTATTGTTTCCACTAACTTGCTCACCTGTCATGCCAGAAATAAACGACACTCGACCAGTGCGGGAATATTGTTTTCCTTCTTCTTCCCATGTTTCGCCAGTGATCCAGATAATTTCCGCCGCGTGTTTTTGTGCATCGCTAAACCATGCGGTTGAGTTGTCAGCCGGAAGTAAAATATCAATCTGGTTTCCGTGTTCCATCTGCTCAATTGCTTTTAACACAAACGGATCTGGATTGCTGTATGGCGGATTAAGCCAAACATGCTTATTGCTACCCCACCAACGCTTTAAACAGTTTGTTTCTTTGCTGTAAAACTTATCGCATTTTTTATTATCTTCCGTTGCGGCTGCATCAAGATCATATTTGCCGTAACGTTCAGCAAGATAATCAACAATTTCATCTGGCGTTTCCCACAAATCGCGCACAACGTCCGGCGTTTTACTTCCTGCATAACGGTTGCCGCTAACCTTCAAAAACGTGTTTTCTCTAACTGGCTGATAATGACCACCTGAACGCAGCGCAATATCTGAATATCTTCCGTATTGCAGTTCATGAAAATCCATTTCCGGCTCAAAAGTATCAATGGTTTCTTTGTCCTGAAAATCCTTAGCCATTTTATTTTACCTCGCAAGTTAGAGTGTGCTGATAAACGCCAACTTTAATATCAATGGTGCTATCGTTAACAGTGTAATAAGCCGTCCCAATTGGCGTAAACAGCTTATATTGATTTTTGCTGATATTATCAATTACAACGCCTGTGCTTTTACCTTGCACAACTTTCATATATTCGCTTGTAACCTCAAACGCTTCATTTCCGCAAATATATGTTTTTGGTTTATCCATGCAACCGACAATGGCAAGTGATAAAGCAACTACTGATAACATCTTTTTCATGGTTAATTCTCCGTTTCGTTCTGATGGGTGAATTATGGCGCATTCCGTCGCGCCTGTTTTAACAAAAAGTGCTATTTTGTAGCGTCTGCGATAGCCAACTTTACTTGATCTACACCATAGCATACTGCGGCAAATCCTCCGCATTCCCTAACTCGGCGCAAGAATTCCCTTTGTTCCTGGCTTACTTTCGTTCCTTTCTTGTTGGCTCGTTTAAGCTCAATTGCAATGAATGCATATTTGCAGCCAATAAAACCAGTCAGGATTAGAATGTCGCTTACTCCCTTTTTTACACCTGCTTGCTGATCCTTTACTGCTGTGCCTATTGTTTTCTTCCCTTCGTTTTTAGTGTGCCAAACAAGCCACGTTGGAAACTCATATGTTAACCATGAATAAGAATCAACCTGGTGCGCTTCCTCTTTTCTGTCATCTGGATCTGATTTGTCGTAATACTCCAGATAATCGCCTTTGTCAGTAACCATCTTTAAAACTCCTTCTGTGCGATCAAATCTTCTTTCTTTGTGTTCTTGCGATGGGTAACACGTTTTGGCGGCAATATTTGCCCCGCATAACTCATGATCTTAATTGCATTGCGGCAAGTGACCATAAAATTTGCGGCCTGGCGATCTATAACATGTGTTCTAACCGCCTTTGTCCAAAGCGTTTTGCATATCTTGTGTTCTGATTCAGGGAAATATTTTTCGTATGCCCTGAATTCTACGCCGCCACTATCACGCAACGTGTAGCAGAATATTACGCCAGCCTGGTTTTTTGTAAACGTCACATTAAAATCTAACACGTCGCACCAATCGTTTTTACGGTACATCTTGCCAGATAAGTTATCATTTGGATCGCGCAACTGAACATTACAGCAACGGCATACACGCGCCGCAACGTCATTTTTTGCGCCACAACCTTTTACAATAACTTTCTTTGTGCGGTCATCAATCTGATCCTCACATTCCTGGAACGTCCAGAAATGTTCACAACGATTTCCGTTTTCATCCTCATTAATGCAACGGCGAGCATAGAATGAATTTTCTGTGCCGCAAATCGGGCAATATTTCGGATCTTTATCCTGTGATTTACGCAACTGGAATTGCGCTTGCTCTAACATAGGATCGAAATACAAATTACCCATTTCAAACATCGTGCCGGAAAAATCCAAAACAAGGTGATCCGTTTTGTGCATTCCCAATACTTCTTTGTGGTAAGTTTTTAATTGACGCATACCGCGCCCCAAAAGCTGAGTTAATAGCGTCAGGCTTCCGATCTTACGCAAAATAACAGAAGTATCCCACGGCGGAACGTTCACGCCAGTTGTTAGCGCCTGAACCTGGAAGATGTATTTCACGCGCCCTTCATATGCATCCTCAAGCCATAAGCGCCGCTGTTTCTCTCCAGTTTTTCCGGTGATAATGTGATATTTCGTGCCAGGAGGAAGCGCCGCCGCCGCCTCTTTGCAATGCCTTTCGTCAGCGCAAGTAACAAGAGCGCACAAGCGGTTTTTCATCACCTCGTGAACCATCTGCATTATTTTCTGCGTCATGGTTCCTGATTTGTGAATCTTGTCACTCATTGCCTTTAATTGCTTCTGGTCATAATCAGCAACGCCAAATTCATGTACTGGCGTAAATTCTGATAAGTCGTAACCCAAATCACCAACATTGCCAAAATAAGTGGGAACAACTGAACCAAATTTTACCAGGTAATCAGTATCAATGTTTGTGATCTGCTCACGCCAAAACCCAGGAATTCTTTTATCTTCGACAAGTATCGGCTCAATTCCGCGATATTCCGATCCTGTCATTCCAAATATGCGCAACTGATGACCGTAAGTCTCAAGGCAACGGCGGCGCATTTCTGCAATGATAATGGTGTATTGTGCGCGGCCTGAACCAATCAGCAACGGATTCCCTTCAACTGGTTCACCTTTCGGTGTCATCATTTGCTCTATGCTTTCGCCGTTTTCCTCGGCTTCAACAATATCATTCCAGTTGACTTGATGACATTCGTCTATACCTAAAACTTGTGGGACGTAATCACCCAACGCTTTATTCAATCCACCAATCACAGTGCCTTCCGATCCGACAACAATCGGGAAATAAGCGCTTTTGGTATTCAGGCCAGCGCAATAAACGGAATTCGGAACACCAAAGGCGCTAATCTCTTTTGAATCCTGATCCACAATTTCAGATTGACGCGCCAGAAATAACGCTTTCAACCCCATTTTACGGCACTGAGCCGCAACCATAGCAAAGATGATTGTTTTACCTGCCGATACCGCCGCTTTTACGAAAAACGGATCAACATACTTACTCAAGCGCTTTGCAATTTCAGCGTAAGCAACGCATTGGTATTCATACGGGACAATCTCACCAACCGTGAAACGCTTCTGGATTGCCTTAATTCTTTCCTCTCCAAGATCTGCAATCTGCTTTTCAATGTTAGGAATCATTTTTTATCCTTTTGACTAAATGCCATTTGCGGCATATCATACACAAACTCAATCAAGTTTTTTAGCAAAAAGTGCTATAGGTGAAAATATGAGCGAAATCAAAATTGCCGCCTCAACTGGCGAAATCGACAAACGCACAATCAATGGTAACAACGGCGTAAGACGTGGTAAAGATCGCAAACGTCGCGCACCTGTTAGCGGTTATCTTGTATTAAAGGAAGAAGTAAGAGCCGGATTAAAAGCGCGTCTTGATGAAGTTGTCAACGCTTACGGCGGTTGCGCTGCCCTGGCGCGTGAAATTGGCGTTAACCTTAAAACAGTATGGGGATGGAAAGAGCGCGGCATGATTTCAACTAAAGGCGCTGAACTGATCCAGAAAGATTACCGCCGCAAAGGTTTTAACGGTTTTCGCGCTTCATATTGCCGTCCAGATATCAAGTTTGATAATAACGGAAAACCATTAGAGAATCGTTGCAGCAACAGAAAGCTGATGCGATTTGTAACCAAAGAGGAAGCGGAAGCAAGGGGATTTGTCCGGCCTTACGATCCGTTACGGTCTATGACTCCAGAAGAACGCGAGAAGGAGAAAGCGCGGCGCAAGGCTGAACGCGACAAGGAGAAAGAAGAACGGCGCAAAGCAAAGGAAGCCAATCAGAAGAAACGCGTTGTGATTTCCGTCGATAGCACTGATTGCTAAAAATTCCGGCCTGGCATGGTTTATCATCGTGCCAGGTTTTTTATTTGGAGATTGAGAAATGCATTATCAAAAAGAAGAAGTGATCCCAAAAATGCGCGGCATGTGGCAAGCGGCATTAATGAAACTTTGCGATATTCCTCAATTAACCTTTAACGGCAAACACCAACCATGCCCTTATTGCGGCGGTAAAGATCGCTTTCGTTGGACTGACAAAATCAACGAGAAAGGCGACGGCGGCAACATTTGCAACCAATGTGGGAATGATTCAGGGATCGGATTGTTCATGCGCATACGTGGTGAAAATTACAGTGAAGCAATCGACACGCTAGGCGAATGGTTAAACCTGGTTCCGGTTGAGGTTGTCAACAAGGCTAACAAAGCGGCAAAACGTGATTCCGGTTACAATTTCGGATCGCAAGCACCTCATGAAAAATGTGTTGAGGTGATGGATAAAACTGAACGCATGGAAATAACAAACCTAAGCGTTTTTGAGGCGTTTTATCCATTAGACGGCGAATCGTATCAAGTTGGCGTAAAAACTCATGACAATGGATATTGCGAGCATATACACGCTATTCCTTGCCACCTGGTGCATAGTGATGAATTGGATGATGACATGTGCAATATTCTTTTCGTCAATGAGGAAGGTAAAAGCAGTTTTTACGCGAAAGATTACACGCGCGGAAGCGTTGCGGTAACTGGCAAGACTGACAAAACAATTTACCTTTGCGTTGATTGGATTGATGCGCAACATATACACCTGGCGACGGGGCAAGAAGTATGGGCGTGTTTTTCACCTTCAAATCTTGAAATTGTTGCATACAGATACAAAGGAGATCGCAAAATGCGCGTTGTGTGCCATGCTAATGATCGCGATACTTTGATTGCTGCTGATGATCGAGAATTAGACGTAATGTTACCAGTTAACGGTAAATTCAAAAATGGAATAGAGCGGAGGCTTTACAAGGCAAGTGACTTATTATAATATTCATCCTGCTACTAACACTTTTCGATGAATCTGTTTCATTGACTTCTCGTTGTCGTTGACGAACCCCGCTAAGGCGGGGTTTTTTATTGCATGTAACATAGCAATATCGCATAATCACTACACTGTTTCAATGAATAAAATGAGGTGTAATTATGGCTTTATATCGCACTGGTACGGCTGCAATGGACGCGCAAGGCGTTATTACTGGTACTGGCACAAAATGGCGTGAGCCTCTTTCTCTTATCCGCACTGGCGCAACAATCGTATTTCTCACATCGCCTCTTAAGTTGGCTGTGATTAGCGATATTGTAAGCGACACGGAAATGAAAGCGATCCAGACTGACGGCGAGCCAGTAGAAAACGGAAATTATGTGATCCTGCTGAATGACTCTTTAACGGTAGATGGAATGGCGCAAGATGTTGCGGAAACTCTGCGCTATTACCAAAGTAAAGAAACTGTTATTGAGGAAGCGATTGAATTTTTAAAAAACTTTGATTTAAAAACATTACAGGATCTTGTTGCTCGCGCTGAGGCTTCCGCTCAAAAAACTGATGCAGATCGATCCGCGACGGAACAATTAAAAAACGACACGCAAACAATTAAGGATGCCGCTGTTACTGAAACGCAACGGATTAAGGATGCCGCCGTTTCTGAAACTCAACAGATTAAAGATTCCGCCGTTGCTGAAACCAATCAGATTAAGGCCGACACGGACGCAATAAAAAACCAAACGCAACAGATTAAAGATTCTGCCGTTACTGAGATAACCGGAATTAAAAATGAAGCGTTATACGCGCGTGATGAAGCGGAAAACGCACAATTCGCCGCTGAACAATCAAAGGTCGGTGCTGATAATGCAAAGGCTGGCGCTGAGACTGCGCGTGATGAAGCTCGCCAATGGGCGCAACAGGTACAGCCTGAAAATCTTCTGCATAAGGATCAAAACCTTAATGATCTTGCAAACAAAGACCTTGCAAGGGAGGCGCTAAAAGTTGAGGCTGTTAATTCTGTAAAAGATCAATATGCTGGCGCTTATAATTCTTTTCGTAATCCTGCATGGACTTATGAATTACGGATCGCTAACAATGGGGAATGGCGCGTTGCGCGTAATGACAATAACAGCACATCTGCGCTTTCTATTGGTGCTGGCGGTACTGGTGCTGAAAACGTAGAAGGTGCAAAGATAAACTTTGGGATTGAGCGTTTCAGGCAATCAGCAACTGAAACTATGATGTATGCGCCAGGCAATTCTCCACTTAGAATCACTATAAATAATGATAATGGCTGGGGTGTTTGGACTGATGCTGGAGGTGGCTGGATTCCTCTTGGAATTCAACAGGGCGGAACTGGTGCAACAAGTGATGTTGGAGCAAGAAAGAACTTGAATACTCCTGTTGGCGGTCAAGCAATTGGCATCCCTAATAATTCAAACGTTCTTGGGTTTATGTCAACATACGCAGAAAGCGGTTATTACTCTTGCGGTGATCTTGCAACATACTTACCGCCTGAAGCCTCTGGATGGTGGATGTTTGAGTTACATGTACACGGTAGAAATGCAAGTGGTCATGTTGAGTACGGTAATATTGTTGCAACAGCAATGAACGGTAATAAATGGGGAGTAATTTGCAATGCTGGCTCTTGGGGTGGATGGTACAGGATAGCAAGATCTGATAATCGATTGATGTTACTGCCTCCCGATGTAGTATCAACGTTTGGTGATTACTCGATCACGATTGGTGATTCTGACACTGGATTGAGATGGAGTAGCGACGGTGTAATTCAAGCTGTTTCTAATGGTCAAAACATTTTTGCATGGACACCATCAGAAGTTGCGTTATATAGAACTTTAAATTCTTGGGTTGTGGAATCTGGTAGGTTTGCTTATGTTCAAGGAGTAAGGAATGGTGATGCTTCATCATTTATATCTGGCGTAGTTGGTGCTGGCGCTCATGTTGATTGGAGGAATAGAGCCTGTGGTTTAATGGTTGAACTAAACACAAGGGGCGCTGCTGCTAACATATGGAAAGTTACAAGGTGGGGTGATCAACATGCTTGCGCTTCTGACATTGTTATTTATGAAGATGGATCTCCTTTTCAAAGGATTCTGGTTGGTGGTGGTGAGTTTGGATTTGCTTCCAATGGTAATGCAACAGCCGCTAGTTGGATTAGCACATCAGATATTCGCCTAAAGGCTCAATTAAAAGAAATTAAAACAGCAAAGGAGAAAGTTAAATCAATTAAAGGTTACACTTACTTCAAGAGAAACAATCTAATTGAGGATGAATATTCTTTCTACTCTGAGGAAGCTGGTGTAATAGCTCAAGATGTGCAAACGGTTTTACCGGAATCTGTTTATAAAGTATCTGATGATAGTGAGATTTTAGGTGTTAACTATAACGGCGTTACCGCTCTTTTGGTTAACGCAATCAATGAAATGATTGATGATTCTGATAAGCAAAATGAAACAATTGCAAGGCAACAGGAGGAAATTAACACATTACGCAATGAGTTAGACGAACTGAAAAACATTGTAAAATCAATGCTTAACGGAAGTGCTTAAACAATTCCAGAACTACCATAATACAAAGGGAGGCGAAACGCCTCCCTTTTTTATTTACATATTATTTACAGTTAGCCAATATCTATTACAAAAATAAATCGCACAAGCGATTGTGAATGATGGTCATCAACAAATGGATATTATGAAATCAGCCTTTACTGATTTTAAAGCTCTTGGCTCTATGCCTGGACTGTTGTCTATCATGAATACCGGAACGCTTAACGCTCAACAGCTTGAACTTGCAAGCCGGATCGCAGTTAAGGTAATTGCTGTTTTGGGTATCAAAGAAAGTGAAAAAGGGGCGTAAGCCCCTTTATTTTTAGAATGGAATGTCGTCGTCAAAATCCATAGGCGGCTCGTTATTTTGAGTCGCTTGCTGTCGTGGCTGCTGCTGTTGTGGCTGTTGAGGTTGACCCCATCCGCCTTGCGATTGTTGAGGCGCTTGTTGCTGCCCTCCGCGCTGGCTAAATTGCAGGTTAGCAAATCCGGCACTTGTTAGAGTGTTATAAATCTGCCCGTTATATTCACTGCTATCAATGCGCAATTGATCGCAAGATACAGAAATAATTTTACCCTGCTGGAATGCCTCACGATACCAATTATTCATTCCCTCGCTTTTTGCATTAAAGAAGAATTTGTAATTGGTGTATTGCCTGTTACCTTCTCGATCCTTATATGATTCTGAAAGCTCAACAATATACAGTGTTCCGTTTTGCCCCTGCTTAACAAAAGGCTCTTTGCGAATTTCTCCGGTGATAACGTGCATTTTATTTCCTTATCGGGGCGTTATCGCCCCGCGATAAATTATTCAAAGTCAGTGATAGACTGTGATTTTACTTCCTGTTGCGGTTGGTTTTCAACTTTTTTCATTCTTCGCAACATTTGCCGCTGGTTCAGCCGGATTAAAACCGCGAGCCTTTCCGATCTCCATTTTAGCTTTTAGCTTGTCGTAATGCTCTTTAATGATTCTCCGGTTAGCCGCATCAGATTGCTTGTAAGCCGTTTTAAACGTTTCTTGCAAGTCTGTAAGGTTATCGCAAGCATCAAGATCTTTTTTCCAATCCTGCGCGTTTTTGGTGGCAAGATTTGCGTCATCGTCAGCCGTTGCCAGGCCAAGAGCGGTGCAAAGCGCATAACGTCGCGCATAGCTATTTGTTGAGCCGCCGCCTTGTGGATCTAGTTTCTGCATTGGAAGCGTGAAACCATACTCAACCCATTCATTTGATTCAACGTGAATGAAGCGAGTTAAAACCGTCATTGATTTCAAATCTTCGCCAACTTTCTGATCTTGCGTAAGGAATAAACCCTTATCAGTAAGGCCAGGCATAATAGCATCAAGAACACTGTCAAGAGTTGCATACTTGTTTTTCAGGTGCGTGTTTTGCTTATCCTTTTTTACTTTGGTGAATAACTGACGCGCCTCAAACAATGCCTTAATTACGCTTGCGTTTTGTTCGGAAAACTTCATTTCATTGACTCCGGTTTAATAATGGCGGCTTGCGCCGCCGTGTTAATTAATGCTTTTCTTCGTTCTCGTTGTGATAATCAATCAAATTCTGGATCATGATTTCACTTGCCTGATTAATCATCTTGCGGTGTTCTTCGTTATTTTCCATTTGAAGAACCGTTAACACAACGTTATCAATCGAATATGCAACCTTGCGAACATATTCAAGAGTTTCCGGTGATTCGCTTGGATCAATTACTCGCAAGAACTGGCGTTGCATAATTCCTAATGCGTTTACAAATCCTCCTACGTGATCGCGCACATCTTGAATGTCTTGCTCATTGAATTGCTGTTCCATTTTTATTTCCTCTCTCGTTTGTTTATGCGTGTATTATAACACGCATCTAATGGCAGTTTTAGCAAAAAGTGCTATTTATAAAAAACCTTTGTATTGACGACGAACCCAATCAGGCGTTTGCAGGTCAATTTCCGGCTCTCCGTTTGCGTATGAAGGCCAACTGTCATTTGCCTGGCATTCTGCAAACTGGTTTATCACACTCATGTATTGAAGTCGTCCGATCTTCAATTGTTCATCCGTCATGCGGTATGCAATCGGTAAATAAGGCTCTTTCTTTTCCTGCGCCAGCAATCTGACTACTACGGGGCGCGTTTCTTCTGGATACGCTTTCTTGAATAGGTCATGCTGCAATGCCATTTTCAAATAGTAGCCGTGATTGAATGCCAGCCTTGCAAACTCTGACGGGTTAGCGCTTGACGTTGTTTTATAATCCGTGATCACAATCGCTTCATCAAATCGCGTTGTTTCATATACCGGATTACCATCGCCATCATAGCCGGAAATCACTGTTGCAAGCACATCCTTGCAAATATCAACATGGTCAATCCTTACTTTTACTTTCACGCCTTTGATAGTGCCGAAAATTGATAGCTCGCGTTGTGCTGTTGGGCTATTCATGCAAGCGTTGTGTTCCGGTATGTTTTCCAGTACACGGCGCATGGTAACGCAAGCGTCGTAATCTTTAGCCGGAACCAATTCAACCTTATCCGCTCGTGCCTGGCTCTCTGCGATCATTTCAATCAGCCACTGAACATTAAGATCCTCACCACAATCAACCATCATTTTTATCAGGTCTGGATAAGTTTTCCCGCTTGTACCAGTCAGGCCAAAAGATTTTAACTTGCTTGCTAATGCCGTTTGGCTTGTGATCAAGTTTTCGTAATCTTCCGGCGCTGGCGCTCGGCGGTACTCTTTTGCGAACAACTCACTGCTTTGAAAGTTGGTGTGTGACTGCGTACCAAAAACAAGCGCTTTGCTTTCCTCGCGTGGTCTGTATTTCCATGCTGCCGGACAAGTTGCAAAGATTTCTGCCAGGCTTGAGCCGCTAACGTATTCAGCCGCCCAACCTTTAGGATCGTGATATTCATCATTGGTTAACTGGTCAAAGGTGTAAACTTTAAAATCGCTCATTTGGTCATCCTCTCGTTGGTATGTCTGCATTATAGGTCTTTGTTGCATGTAGTCAATACCCTTTAAGTGTTCTTTTTGTTTTGCATACACTTACAACTAGCATTGACAACAAAATCACATCGTAAGTTTATGATTTTACTGATTGTTGTTTTTGTGTTCCATTGTTCACGCATTTACGCCGCATACCATATATAAATACATACCATGTGATATATAACCATCAACCAATACAAAACACACAACCACTAAAAACCATAGAGAACAATAGAAACAAGAAGAATACAAATAGATATATATAATAATAATTAAACTCTAAGCGTATGTATTATATAGATATTTCATTTGTTCTTTTTGTTATCAAGACGTTTTCAATTTTACGCCGGATTCAGTTGTGAACATCGTGGAACAAAAGAAAACAAAATGCCCCGACCGTTAAGCCAGGGCATTGATTTACCTCCTTTTATGCTTTGAATAGCAGAACTGTTAAGATCGGTACTGCGTTTGCGTGGTTTAGATTTCCACCATATGAAAGCGTAGTTGCGTTACCTGCTGGCAACAGAACATAGCCACTTGATCCGCCATGCATTGCAGTTGCCTGAACGTTAGCAAGGCGACCGCCATATGTTGAATCAACCCAAACAGTACCGCCGCCCCATGTACCACCTGAATATGTGTACCCATGAATACCAACATAAGGGATCACAAGATGTCTGTTGTAGTTAACCGCCGGAATGTGAATCGATCCGTTAAACGGAAGAACAACAGCCTTTGCAACGTCACCCTCAATTTTTTCAGCGTAAACAGTACCCCTAAACCAACCATCTTGCGCGTAAACGCTTCCGGTGAATGAACCATATGATGCGTAAACGCCACCCCTTACAGTTACCTGGTTAAATTCTGCGTAACCATCTTTGTTAATAGCCCATCCTGCAACCCCGCTCTGCCAGTTGTTAGAGTTGATGAAGTTAGCAATCTGTGCATTGCCAATAGAACCATTTTTAACAAGTAAGCTATTGATAAACACCTGATTATTTTCAACAACAAACGGCAATGTAAAGGCTCCGCTTTGAGCATTGTTGATGATCGCGAATCGTCCAGCATCAAACAGGAATTGTGATTTAACTCCGCCACCATCAGCGACAAGAGAAAGCGCCATACCTGCGCTATATTCCTGCCCGTTATACCTGATCCCCAACTTAACGCCGTACATCGCACCAACGCTATCGGCATTAACCCAAGAATCAAGTTTCTGATTCACTGCTGATTGGGTATCTCCAATTTGAGTTGATAACGCCCTATCTGCTGACGCTCGCGCTTCCGCTTCATTGGTGATTGCCTGGTTAACATCAGTTATCTGCGCTTTGATATCCTGCTTAACCCCATCAATTTCGCTCTCAAACGTAGCTGTAAGCTGATCAATCCTTTGGCTAATGGTTTCAGTGCTGTTAGCAATTACCTCTCTCAATTCGCTATTTTGAGCCGTTAATTTATCGTCAAATTGCGCACTCATTTGAGTGACCTGTGTTACCCTGGCTTCTGTTTCGTCTGCAATGAGTTTCAGCGATTGCAAGAACTCCGCTTTACGCTTTCCGTTTTCAACTCGCATACGTCGAACATCTTTATCATTAGCTAATGCGTTTTCAATCACTGATTCCGCTGTGCTGTGGATCTTATCATTGGTCTTTATTGCGTTTTCCTGCAACCACTTATATCCATCAGAATTTTCAATATCGACCTTAATATGATCCGTGATAATGCTCGTATCGTCGGAAGCCATGCCGCGCACAAAATCAGTCCAATCAGAAACGTTACCGATTTTGTCAACCGCCCTTGCCTTGTACCAGACAACATGACCAGCTGGCAGTATTGAATGCCAATACTCATATTGCGGGAACGGTATCAGCGTTAAGAGCGTTGCTTCATCAATAATAGGATGACCATCAGAACCGTTTGGCGCTTGATGCAACTCAATATATGCCGTGTCTCCGCTTCCTTCTGGCATACCCCATTTTACGCGAATTCCGAAAACTTCATTGTCAGACGCAGTAAGGTTAATTGGCTTTTCCGGTTCGCCAACCTTGCCAGTTAATCCGGCGCTTACAATGGCTGACCATCCAGACGCTGAACCATTAGCTGCAACAGATCTAACCCTTACGTGATAGTTACCAGCGTAAATTCCTTCAACTTCCGTTTCCTTGTTGGCTGTGCGCGGCGTGTTGTTCCAGTTGCCATTGTCTTTTCTCCACTGCATTTCATAAAGGCTTGCATATTCAACCTTATCCCATGAAACGTGCATTGTTTCCACGCTCGCACCCTGAACAACTCGCGAATAAGATTCGATCTTGACGTTTTGCGGTGCTGGCAAAATGTCAGGCTGCACAATTGAAGTCGGACGGTCATCAATGTTTACGCCATAATCAATTTCATCGTATTTGTTAGGATCGTATTCAACAGCCGTTATGTTGTAGGTAAATTCTTCATCACCGTCACCCTTAGTGATTCCTGTTACAACATATCTTTGCTGTGCAATATCGGTTCGCTCAATTGCAAAAATGGTATCCGGCTGAACGTCAAAACCAAATGTCGTGTTTAGCGTTAGCGTTTTACCGTCATCACTTACACGCGCAATGGTTCGACCAACTGGCTTACCATCCGGCTTATTTACCAGAATGCGATCACCTGCTCTTGCGTCTACCTTAAACGGCGTGAACACCTGCAACCCGCTAACCTCCATCACGCGACCTGATAGATTCAGCGTTAGAGCGCTTGACCAAAAGTTATCCGATACAACAATCACATCGCCTACGGTTGGGATCATACCTTCCAGACCTGTAGCAAAGTTTACCGTTGTGCTCTTGACGTTGGTTTTTAAAATCCAGCGTCCACGGCGGTTGGCTTCGCTGCGTCGTGTGCATCCAATCGCAGTAATTGACGTGCTGTTATAGCCAAAGCGTAACGCCGCCTCCGTTTCGAAAACTCCCTCAACATCCTGTTGATACATGTTTTGTTCGTCGTCGAAAGTCACGTTGCATTGCGTGTACATGCTTTTTTCGCTGGCAAACGTGTAAGTGAATTCACCGTTAACCACGTTGTCATTAGTAAAGATGTATGACGCATCGCGAGGCTTATCGATCACGATTGAAAGGCTCTCACCATTCCAAAAGCTCATGCCACGGAAGATTGAACAAATATCACGCACAAGCTGATACGCTTCTACCTGGCTCTGGATCACAACGTCGCAAAGATAGCGCGGCTCTGTTCCGCCTTTACCGTCTGGAACCATCTGATCGCAATACTGCGCACATTCGTAAATGCTCCATTTATCAAGCGCGATGCCTAACTCTCTTTGATCGAGTCCGTAACGCTGATTGGTAATCAAATCATACAGAACAAAAGCAGGGTTATTACTCCATGCCTTTTTCCAGGTTCCATCCCATGACCCTGAGTAAGTGCGGGAAATAGGATCATAATTTGACGGAACATTAATGATTTTCCATTTTTTCTTAATGCTGATATTCGGCAACGCATTAGGGAATAATTCGCTGTCAAACTCAACATATACTAAACCAGTCAGGGGGTAACGAAATTTAGCGTCTACAACTTCCGCATAGCTTTGCATTTTAATCAGATCCGTTACCCTTGCTGACGTGCTATCTGTCAGGCGACGGACGCGCAATAAAACACGATCATTGAAAACAGGTAAATCAATTCGGCGGCTTCTGTCGTAACCGCTCATTGTTTTACCTTCAATTACATCATGCAAAACCTCTTTATATTCAGCACCATCAACAGCCATATCAACAGCATATTCAACGCGAACACCTGTTAGATCTCCGTTATCTTCCTGAGTAACCCCGCGAGGCATTAAAATTTTAATGCGGATCGCAGAAAGGTTTTTATTGGTGACGGAAATAATATAAGGCGTTGCGGCTGTCAGATCGCGAGCAACTGTAATTTCGCTGGCTGTATCAGTAAACCCCTGAATATAATCCTGCGTTTGCGTCCCTGGTCTGAATTCTGCTTTAACATTCTGAAAGTTTAGTGAACCATCCTGATTCATAACCGGAACGTCATCAAAATATAAATCTTTCAATGAAAAGTCTGGATCAACTTCACCATCAGAAACGGCTAAAAGAATTCTGATCCTGTTAATTGAAATTAGGTTATCTTCCATTTCAACAGGTGTATGAGGCTTTGAAGAACCGCCCTTACTGCCAGTTATCATATTTTTGATCATAGCTTTTAACCTTTTGTGCTATTTAAACGTGCTGCCATTGTACATGTAACAAAAAACCCGCGCAACGGCGGGTTTATATAATTAAAGTTTATCTTCTGCGTATGAGCCAGCACTGAATACAGCGCCGCCAACCGTTCTATAACCATATGGCAAACATACCGGATAACCTGCCGCCGTAGTATTAACAGCACCACCAAACGCATATGATGGTTTATTTGCTGCGCTTTGGCTCTCCATTCTCATTCCTCCTTGTTGTGGGCTAATCATCTGCATTACTCCGCCAAGAGCCATTGCGCCACCCATCATAAATGCAGCCGATGAAAAAGCCCCCATAGCCGCCAGCGATGCACCGCCAGTGAAAAACGCAGTGACCATAATAACAGCACCCAAAACAACCTGGAATAAACCGCCACTTTTTGAACCTGTTGGAACCGGAACAATTCGAACCTCGCGAGCGCAACGCCATGCGCTATCATTATTCAGGCCAACATTTTTACCATCAACGAAAATTGCAAATTTCATCTTTGATCCGATTTCACTTTGCATAAATTCTTTGAATCCTTCAACCTGGCTTGATAATGCCCTTACGCATTCAGGCCAACTATCAACAGCATATTTATGGAAAACACCAAAGCGGCGACCTAATGAGCCTGATAATTTTACGTTGATAACCTTATTCATTTTTCAGATCCTTATGTCTGCAAATCATTGTTGTGTGTTCCTGATACCATCCAGAATATAAATCAACTCGCGACAACTTGCCGAATGCATGATGCAATAGTTGATTGTTGCCTAAATAAATTCCGGCGTGGTTCCATACTGGCGCTTGCAACTGCATTATGATCATATCACCTGGCTTTGGTGGCTCTCCTGTTTCTATAAAACCTTCTTTCAAGTAATTATCTTGATAAAGGTTTTCACCATGTTCCGGCTTCCACCATTCATACGGTTTTCTGAAATCATTCAGGATCACGCCTTGATCCTTATGCCAGGCCATAATAAGCCCCCAACAATCATAAGCGCCAAGCGACCAGGGGCGACCAATCAAAGGCCGTGATTGTGGCTCTATGATTCTCATGTCTCCTTCTGGTATCGAAACGATAACCCAAGAAACACCAGTTTCATCACACATGCACAAATCGTGTGCGCTAGGAATTGTGGTTGCCCCTTCCCCTGTGTGGCTGTGAACTATCGCTATGATATCCGCGTCGCCGTCCTCAACTTCTGCATATTGTTCCGCGTCCATTTCAAAATGTTTTTCCGGCTCCTTGCTTACGTTGTCGATCCGGTGATATTTCTGTACGCGTGATTTTTGAGTTACCAGGCCGCAACATTCATTAGGATAAACGTCATTGGCATGGCGCATAATTTCAAGTTTAATTTTTGCGTTAATCATTGGTTTTTCCTCAATAGTGATGCAACCGCGCAACCGCCAAAGTCTAATTCATTTTGAGCGCCAAAGCGCAATTTACAAGCTGTAACCGTTCCGGCGCAATAATCCTTGCTAGGATCTGTTACCGGATTATTGTCTTTATCGAACATTGCCGATCCGTTATATCCGCAACCTTTACCGCTTCTATACCATCCTCTTTGCGCCCAATAACAAACGCTTTGCGTGAGTCGTGGCGGGATCATAATTCCATCCATATCATAAGGTGATGTTAATTCAAAACGTGCAACTGTCTGATTAACAAAATTCGGACGCTCAATATAATAAACCAGCTTTCTATATGCGCCGTCCTCCACGTTTCCTTCTTCATCAATTAAATCAGCCGATGTAACCCAAATTGTTACTTTGGCTTGCATCATGCCATTATATGATCTGATTAATGCAGATACTCGGCTATCTAAATTTGAAAGCGCTAATTGTGGTTTCTCTGCCTTTCCGTTACTTGTAAAGCCAATACCAGTAATCCCAAAAGGCCGCGCCCCGTAAACCTCGCCACGGAATTTAATATCTTTCGGCGGCAATATTCCAGTTTCACGCGCTTGCATTAATTCCTCTGGAGTGTACGCGATATTTTCAGCATGAAAGCGGTAAATCTGCGCACCAAATTTTGTGCCGTCAACCTCAACAAGCGTAATTATTTCACCAGGGAAAAGCGATTGCAGACAATTTTCAAAAGTCTTTTTGATCTGTTTTTCAGCCATATTCTATGCCCTCCAATAAAGCACCATTATAGACACAATAAAAAAGCCGCACAATGGCGGCTTTGATTTATCGCATGGATGTAAATTCTTCCGTGAATGTTGCTTTGACTTCCTGAACGGTTGGGCTTATTGGCGTTAGCCCTACCGTTCCGGCTTTAACCGTAAACAACCCTAAATCACCATCAGGCATCCTCCACAAGAAAGGCTTTAATCTGTGATCCGTCATGAACGCTTTCACTTTTTTATAATCAGTGCCAGCGTAAACAATAGAAAACTCCCTCCGCTCCGTGTTAAATCCAGAAGATGCCTTTTGGCGATAACCGTTACCAAAAACAACTTCCCTGTCGTTATTGGTAGTTGTCATTACACCGCCGCCGCTCTGAATCTGCGTACACCAGGTAAATTCATCTAACATTAAGCCCTCCCATGAACAAAATTATAAACCTCGCCACCTTGCGAGCATGACCGTTGAATCATTTCAGTGAAAATCATCTTGATACCAGTTTCCATCCCTTTTGGATCTTGACCGTTGTCAATGTTAACGTTGATATCACCAAATGCAAATTGCGATGCACCGCGATTGATGCCAGCGCCGCCAGTTGTCACGCTTCCTACTTGACCGCCGTTTGCATAACCTCGCATCATGCGATACAGGTTTTTAGCTCCGATTCTTTGCGTTGCCTCTTTTGTGAAAACAAACTCACCCTTATGAACAACGCCAGCCGGATCATATTTGCCACCGTCGCCAGTATAACCGCCGCCAGCAAAACCAGCACCGCTTAAAAGGCTTCCAAGCGTCCAGGTTGAGCCGCCCATCATGCCGGAAATGCTATTGAAGATAACCATCTTTGTGATCATCTGAACAATAAGGCTAATGATCGATTTTGCAAAGTCTTTGAAGTTTGCTTGTCCAGTAGTCAAAAAATCAGCCATTTGTTGCGATAGGCCGTTTAGCGCCTGGCTCGCAATGTTGCCGATATTATCATACATGTTCATTGCTTCCTCGCCGTACTCCGCAAAGGCATTTTTAGCGCCAGCCAACCAATCAGCACGTTTAGCATCTTCCTCTTTATAGCGATTGTCTAATGCATCCATCATTGCGGTGAGTTGCGGATCTCCTTCCTTGCCTCCTTTGGCAAGATAATCAGCCTCAACCTTTGCACGTTCCGCCGCTCTTGCTGCTTCACGTTCACTTAACCCTCTGGTTTTGGCTAGTGCTTCTGTTGCTGCTTTCTGCTGCTGGATAAACTTGATTGAGCTATCTTGCAACTGATTAAGGCGCGTTTGTGCAACAATCTGATCTCCTAAAATAGCTTTTTGTTCAGCCATCGCTAGGATCTTATCTTTGTTGGCTAAAATGCTTTTTTCTTCATCAGTAAGTTGCCGTTTTGTTGAGGCTTCTTGCAAAATCTGAATTTTAGCTTGTTCAGCCCATAAAGATTTACGTTGCTGGCTTATGGTATCTGTGATCGTCTTGTGCTCTTTCAAAACTCTTAATTGAGTTTCTAACGCCAGGATATCACGCTGATATTGTTCTTCCAGCTTATCGCCAGCCGATACCTTAACTTTTTCAGCCTTTTGCTTTTTATCGCGTTTGGCTAATTCCTCGGCTTCCTTCCTGATATTCTCTTTTGTTTTTGTCGCATATTGCTGTTCAACCGCCGCACGATTTTTCATCATGTCAATGTAACCCTGCTCGCCTTTTTTGACTCGCTCGTTACGTTCTGCAATTGATTTTAATAGCTCCTTGTTGTTCTCCTTAGCGTTATTGATAATCTTCTGTTGCTGCGAAATAACAGAATCGCCAACATTATCAAGCCATGGGATTTTTTGCATCGTTTTGGTTGCCGACACAATAAATTCACCAATGAGAATATCACCCTGATTAAGCAAATAACGAACCTGCTCAACGGTTCCGGCTACAACGTCAATAATCAGGTTAAGCGCCGCCAGCGTGTGATCTCCAACCCAACCCCATGCATCTGACGCCCATTTTTTAATGTTCGTCCACATCTTTTCTAATGGCGTTGCGGAGTCTGCCAGTTTAGCTAATCTCTGATCCATAACATCAGCAAATAACTTTGTCGCCGCCGTCACTGCTTCCGTTTTTCCTTTCGTTTTCTCCAGGTCTGCAATATAAGTTAACTGCCCTTCGCTTAAAAAGTTGAATTGCTCGTTTAGCTCTGCAAGACCTTTAACCGGATCGCCAGCAATCTTATTAAAGTAATCGGTTATCTTGTCGCTTGATTCACCCGTTACCGTTGACCACTGAGAGGTAGTCTTTGTGATCGATTTAATCTGATCAATCGTGAATTTGCCGGATTTTGCAAGCTCTGTTGCGATGGATCGGATGTTTCCTATCGTCGCATCAGTGCTGTTATTAATGTCCTGCGCCAGCTTATCGAACTGTGCTCCGCTTGTGCCAGCATAGCCACCAGTCAGCACCAACGCCTCTTGCAAGTCACGTTGCGACTTATACGCATCATAACCAGCCTTAACAAGAGCACCCATTGAAACGGCTAATGCGGCAAGGCCAACGTTTACCGGATTCAGAAACGACAACAGCACTTTAAACGTATTGCCAACGCCGCCGAAAGAATCCTTAATCTGTCCACCCTGCTGGATTGCAACCAACCAAACAGGCATACCGGAAGCCAGCGACGTTACAACGTCAGTGATCTGAGCCGGAAGCATTCGCATGGCCTGGTTATATTGCCCCGCGCTAATTCCGGTTAACTTCATCTGTTTTTCTTGCGCTTTAAGCTGTGCAATGAATGGCGCGGCCTGAGCACTTACGCCAAGTTGCGCCGCTTTCATTTCCAGCAATTCGGCTTTTGTTTTTCCAAGCGCGGCGGCTTGCGATTCCAGATCCGCAAGGAAATTTTTTCCGGCTAACGCTGCTTTCTCTTTGGCTTTTGATTCCTCAAGTGCTGCGCGGCCTTCTTCCGTTAACGCCTTTTTATTACGCTCCAGCTTACTGATCTGAGTTTCCAGCATACTCCCCAACTGGAAAAACGTTTCATCGGGAACAATGCCCTTTTGCCATAGCTTATCAAGATCACTTGCGGCCTGAGATAGCTTGCGCATTTTCGCCGCTGTCGGATCAACAGTGTCCTGAATGCGTTTAAATTCACGGCTCTGTTTCGCCAATTCATCAGCTAACTGTTTAGCCTTTTGCTTTGCAACTTCTTCCTCGTTAACAAAGCTCTCAACGACTTTCTTTGCTCCGTCGTTGGCTTTTTTAAAGTCCTGTAACGACTTAACAGCTTTGTTTAACTGCTCGACGTTCACGCCAAGTGTTAAACCTGCAAATTGTTCAGCCATATATTTTACCCTCATAAAAAAAGCGCCCGTAGGCGCTTTATTTGTTATTTGCTTGCATCATTTCCAGTGCTTTTTGTTCCATGATGCGCAAGTCATTTAAGGCCATTTCTTCATCGTCTATTTTATAGATTCTGAATAACATAGGCAAAACATTATAATCAAAACCGTAAGCACCAGCGCCAGCACTACGCCACTGTGTACCCATCGCGCAAAATATATCCCATGATTGCATCATACTTTCATCAAATATGACCTCTGGCGGATCTTCTCCTTCATAGTCTGCGCGGGTTAATCCTACGGCTTGCAATTCTGCATCTGTCGGCGGTTTCTGGTAATACAGATAAACCGCCCGTTTTAGTTTTTTACGCGTTGCCCTGCAAGCGCACTTAAATAAGATCCCATAAGAGCCAGCGCCGCGCCAGGATAATAATCAACTAACAGTTGCGCGTTTTCTTCGTTGAATTCTTCCTCCAGATCCCAACCCACGGCAACATTCATGATGAATTCAGGATCTTTAATACCTTCTTTCTGGTAAAGCTCTTGAATCTCGCTGGCCTTTTTATGCTTAACGGTAAACACAATTTTCTGCTCGTTACCATCCGGCAATACAAATTTAACTGGGAGTTTGAAATCTGGAAGCGGGGCAAGAGTCAATTTCATTTTAGCCATTGTCATTTCTCCTGAGTGGTTAAATATTTAGGTGATATTACATCAAATAAAAAAGGGACGCAATGCGCCCCTTTAAATTAAGCCTGAGTAGAAGGCAAGAAAGTAAAGCGACCTTTCAGGGATACCGACAAAGAAACGGTTTCCATTTCGTTTACCGCCGTTTGTGGGATCTCGTTGAAAGAAAGCACACCAGCCCAAAGGCGCATTTCTTTTGCTTTTGGTACATACATGCGCAATGCTTTAACGTCGCCGGATTCGTCAGCCTTACGCAAGAGCGGATAAATCGGATTATCGTACTCATGCGCAAAGGTGTAAGTCAGTGACACCGCGCTTTTATAGGTTGGTAACTGCTGCTCTTGGTCATCGCTCAAGCACTGGTAATTGTAATACTGCTGCTCGCCGCCGTCCTGCCCCAAGTCCTGTACGCATGGGATCTCTGTCCATGATTCAATTTTCATAACGCTACCAGTAGCGCCGGACGGAAAAACGTTTTCATCAGTGGTGTCGATACCTTCAAGCGTGAAACTTGTGTTATCGCTAACCTCTTTAACTCGCAGTACACGATCAAGAAGTTTACCCCACGTTGATACAGTGACAATCACATAATCACCTTTTTTCAATCCGCCAGTATCAGACGCGGTAAACACCGGATCTGTTGCGTTGCTGATTGCTGTTGCTTTGATTTCTGAGCCGCGCGTGTTTTCAATAAAAATCCGTGATCCGTTAGGTAAGTGCATAATAGCCCCCTTTATTAACCATCATAACGAACATAAAAACGTACTGGATAAAACCAGCCTGATTCTGATTTCTGAACTTGATGCACTTTTGCACCTTCTGAAATATAGCCATTCGAAAGCATTTTACCATCTTCAAAGAAATCAGCAATATTTTTTGCCAGCTTGCGAGCCTTATCAATTCCTGAACCTGGCGGGAATTCAATTCCGATCTGAACCATTCCAATATAGCTAATGCATTTCCTTTTCAGATCATGAATTATTGTATCTGCTTCTTTGTAGTCATATTTAAGCCAAATGCCGCCGCCTTTTGGTGGCGTAAATTCAACGTTTTCATAAGCGATAATATATTCGCTTTCGTATTCTTGAGCCAGCGCCATTCTTGCCGCAACAGATAATTCATAGTGCATTTTTCTTTCTCGCCTCCCTTATCGCTTCCGCCATGTAAGAGCGCAACCGGATCGCAACGATACCAAATACCCCCGCTGGCGCTTGCTTTGAATGACCATATTCAAGAGCATTAGCGTAAATCAGCATATTGGAGAAGTATATTGATTTAATAGCTCCGCCGCCATGCAATAAAGCATAAAGCGTCCTGCGACCTTCCGCCTTTGTTTTCTCACCATCAGGATCATATTGATTGAGCGCGTAAAGAGGCGGCTTGTTTGCTGTGATCTGCATATTGGCTTTAAATCGTCCTGTGTCCACTGGCGCAATATCAACTAATGCGCCGTGAACCTTTTCACCAAAAATCTGAATCACGTCATTCAATCCGCTTTCTACTTGCTCGATCCATTTATCAACATTGCCATGAAATTCTCGGATCGAATAATCAGCCATGAACCGCAATCCTCCGCATTATTGGACGGTAAGCAACGGTAATGCTTGTTGGCCTGATTGGTCTTGTTTCAACCATAACATAACGCTCGCCGTCGATATCAATCTGATATCCGTTTTTAAGCTCTACATCAGCATTAAAAACGCCTAACTTGTCGGTAACTCTAATTGTCTCTCCGTCAACTTCTCGCGTCCGTGGTGCTCTCACAAGACCTTTAATCTTCACCTTTATTTCAGGTTTTTCAACCTCAATACCGCCAACAATTTCAACGCTTCCAGGTTGAGTAATGCAATCAAATTCACCAGTTCCATCGCTAAAAAAATTAATTCCAGCCGATGCCATAGATCTGATTTGTTCATAATTCATCGTGAGCACCTCCGATGAAAGGCAGTTGTAAGGCCAAATCCGCCGCCTTTTTTCTTGTTAAGAACTTCATACATTTTACCCCACGGCGTTTGGCGCAACGTGTTACCGCTTGTGTCGTCACTAACTTTGCTGAATGTCTGCGAAAACTCACCAGTCAGGGAAAATGACGCTATACGATGCGAGTAGCTTTCTACGCTCTCACTTTCCTGTTTCATAGCTCCGTCAAGAGTCATCAGGTGCAAAGTGTAAAGAGCAACAGCGCGGAAATATTTGTCTTTGAAATGCTTTTCGCAAACGAAATCTTTAGCCAGTTCAATCCATGCCTGAATCAATTCAGGATCAACTTTCTTGAATGCTGGCGCGATTTTATAAATTTGCTCTAGGATCTCAATATCGCCATAAATTTCATCAACCATAATAACCCCCATAATAAAAAAGGCGCTACATGAGCGCCCTTTCTAATTAATACTCGCCGCCGTCCTCAAGCTGTGCTTTGCTTTTGCCTTCGGTTGGGTTTGGCTTGCGTTTTTCGTTGAACGCTTCAATGATCTTATCGTTTAGCTCGCTGTTATCTTTTACGGTTAGCTTGCCTTGTGCAACCAGTGATTTTGTACCCTGCCGCTCTAACACGCTTTCAGCAACGGTAATTTCCTTACCTGGCATAACGTCAACGCGATCAATAATAATCAGTGCAACGCCAGTGTTAACCAGTGTAATTTCTTTTTCTTTAGCCATTTGTTTTTCTCCAGATATAAAAAAGGGAACCTTTTAACGGTTCCCTATATTAATTGAATTATCAGCCTACTACAAGACCTTTAATCAGAACCAGCGTTAACGGACGGTAAATCGTCAGGCCAGTACATTTAGAGGTGCAAGGCACTTTGAAATGCAGGTCTTTAGGTTGCGCGGTCAGCATGTTAAACGCTTCTGGAATCTCAATGCTCATGTTCATTGGATCTTTTTCGTAAACCAGCGCCGCTTTAGTACCTGCGCCGTCGATATCTTCAAGCTCGGAAATGGATTCGATAGTGATACCGCCATTCTGCTGCTTGAAATAATCAAGATAGCTCATGGTTGTTTCCGGCATACGAACCATCAGAACTTTACGCATTGACGGCGGAATCAGGATCATATTAGCGCGGTGCTGCCCGTTGGTCAGCGTTTCGATTTTTTCAATCGCTTGCTCTAATTCATCCTGTGCGGTTTCCGGCTTTTTACCAGTACCTGCGGCGTTGTTCCAACCTGAGGAGTTGATAGTTGTCAGGTTTGGATGATCAAACACGCTGATAATTTTATGCGGTTTAGAGCCTTTGAAAACCAGGTGGTTTACAAGCTGATCATGCGCATTCTGTGCGGCGTTGGCCTTGCGAGTGGAAAGGCTCTTGCCAGTGCGTTGACCTGCTTTGATTTCGTCAATGGAAATCAGGAACGCATTACCTAGGCGGAACACTTTACCAAATTCAGAAGTCATCAGCGCGTCAACAGTTGGCAGATCATCAGTATAATCAGCGATGATTTTTGCGTGCCCTACTTTGTCGAAAGTCTGATATTCAAAGGTTTTATCTGTATCGGAAAGCTCGGACGTTACAGGGAATACACGCAGTGCGGAACCTGCCGGATATTCTTTTTCATAGGCTTGAGCCTTAATTTTATGAAGCTCTTGAGCCGTCCAAATACCCATATCAGATGCGTCGTTTTTAGCGCCGCGTAACTGCATATGGTTGGCGATCACGTTTGCTTCAAATTCATCATATTTAATTTCTTTAGACATAATATTTCCCCTCATAGAAAAGCCGTCATAATAACGGCTTTAATATAGCATTTTTTGTTAAACGTTCAAGTGTTTTTTGTGTTAGCACGCTACAACTGAACTGATAGTAAAATATATCCGTGTGAATATCTTACGTATTCGCCAGTAAAAAACCAACTGGTAGGAAATCCACTTGTTGATATAGAGCCATTGTCTTTAACAAAAACAGGATCTTTATACGATGGAATATCCTGTTCGTCCTGAGTGATTACCCAAATTCGACCATGAGTTATTACGTTAACCGGATCTCCGGCGTCGTAATATTCTTTGCAAAAATCCATATAATCACGCGTAACGATTCCGTAATGCTTTGAGTTTTCATTAAAATTGTGGCTGATTATTTTGTAACCGCAAGATATGTGATCAACACATACGGCCTTACCTATCACGGCTGAAACATCCATAACTGGCGAGCCATCTATATTATAAAGGCTTGAATCTACCAAGCACCCATTTTCAACTATACCTATTATAGAACCGTAATCAGACATAAAACCACCATATATAAAAGGCCGGAATAATCCGGCCTTATTATTATACCAGTTGAACCTCAACGAGTTTTAGACCTTGGAATTCCGTAAAGTCTCCAGTTGCGATCCAAGTAGTTTCAATTAATCCAGACGTTAAATCAACCTGTCCTGAATTGTCAAGTTTGATAGGTGTTTTGAATGCTGGCGCTTCTGATTCTACAGATAGCATCCAAACGCGCCCTTTAGTCATTACGTTAATTCCACTACCAGCCTCATAAACCATGCGACCATCTTTAGATGTGGTCTGGAAGTTGGATCGAATAGCAACACCATAAGCATTACCAGACGCCGCCATAGCCTTAATTAATTTCTCACCGCTTGCGCTAATTCCGCCATGTTGAACACCAACGCCAACATAAATTGTTGTTCCGGTATCACCATCAAGAACACAAGCGCCGTCGATGTTATACGCGGAAGTGTCAGAAACTTGACCAGGCAAGGCGCGAGCCATTGCAACATGATAACTTGCTGAAATCTGAGCCATAATATTTTCTCCTTACTTAGCTTTATTCAGACGTGCGGAAGGATCAAGAACTGTTTCCGCTGCATCCTGTTTGTTTTTTGCTGCATCGCCTTTTAATGCGATACGTTGAGCCGCCATTTTATCAGATTCTTTAGCGATATCAAAAGCGGTATCAATATATGCATCAGCCTTTGCGCTAATGTCATTACCCATAACCTCTTTTACATATGCGATCTTAATTTCTTTGGCGGTTAGGCCGTCGCATTTTACGCCAACTTCGGAAGCGGTAGCGACCAGCGCGGCATGTTCATCAGCGTCAGCTTTTGCTTTTTTCACGGCTTCTTCAATCTGCGCCGGAATGCCGTCAACTTTCGCCTGTAGAGCATCGCGCTCTGCTTCCAGGCTATCGGCTTTAGTTTTTGCCGCTGTAGCGTCTGCTTTCACGGTTTCGATAAAAGTAGCAACTTCTTTTGGTACGTCAAATTCAACAGCACCATCAAGTTTAATTTTAACGGTCATAACTTCGTCCTCTTTATTCAATTTAACGTCGATATCATACGGGAATTCTTGCTCGCTATCAAGATTCAATTTTGCAATGCCAGCGCGACCCTTAAACACTAACGCAATATGGTTAACACTAATGCTTGTTTGCAGCGCATCAAATTTTACCCATCCTTCCGGCGGCTGTTCATCTTCTTTTAGATCTTCTTCAAAGATGTATTCACCAGTTTCATTAGATCCATAACCAGGCTTATCAATATCAATCGACGTATAACCAACGCTAATTTCAGCCGTTTGCTTTTTCTTTGCGCTTTCGATTGCTCGTTTTGCGTAAATATTTAACGGCGCTTCAACACCCACACCATTTGGAATGCCAGCACCGGAACACGATCCAACAACAACCTTTTCGGCGTTTTCAGGCGTTACGGTGACGTGACCTACTGTGATTGGTTTCCCTGCGTAAGTCGCCAGGCTATCAGCTTTAAACACTTCACTTGCTGGCCTGAATTCTCTACGCTCGCCGTATGGCGTTTGATAAATCTGCAAACCAATTCGCGCCACAATAGGCCGATCCACTAAAAAACCGTGTTCATCAAAATGCGCTTTTACTCTGACACTATCAAAACGTTGCACCTTCTTCATAAATATACCTCTTGCTCTGTTTCCCAATCCGGTTGCGCCCAACAGCGACAATTATATTCCTGCCCTGGGAATATGTGCTTTATTGCCAATGAGATCCGCTTCATGTTCAATTTCGCGTGTTCAGGTCTAACCCTGTTATCTTCCTGAGTGCGCCAAATATAATGGGTAACTCCGGTATCAACCACGCGTTGATACATTAACACGGAATACCACGAACCAACAAAACCAGACGCCCTATTTTTAGCCCACGCCTTATATTTTCTTAGGCGCTTTCGGATCTGCGCTCTTGTTTCTGCTTGCTCGCGTAACTCATTTAAACGCTGTTGCACTTCCCAATCATCAAGCACATTATACGCAAATTTCCTTACGGATGCCTCAATAAGTGATCGCCAGGTTATGTATTTTGAATTGAACCAACGTTCATTCATATTTCCGTAAACGCCACCAATCAGAAGGATAACGGATCTATTATTTGCTCCTCCTGTTTGCTTTGCCATTCTGATAAATTGGCGAGTGTGGTATTTGTATGCACTAACGGCGAACCCGTAAACCAGCAACATAAAGGCGGCAATTGCCGCCTCTACATCAGCATTGTTTTCAGTGATATCAACCGCCAGATCATTAAGCGCCTTTTCAACGTCGCTCTCTGTCATATCGGGAAACATCATTTATTCAATCCTCCCTCTTGCCCTGGCTCTGGTTCTAAATCTTCCGGCTCTGGCAATTCAATGTTGTCATTGTCCCTGATTTTAAGATCTGGACAAATGGATCGCAAAGTGTCTCTTGTTTCTTTGAGATCAATCGCCTGTTCAGCTTTCAATTTTACAACAGATTCAACATTCTTAGCCATAATTTCAGCCTTGTCCTTATCGCTAGGAACGCTTAACGGTTCGAATTCAATAGACCATTCCGTTTCTGCGATCATGAACGGCAAAAGGAATTCAAGAATCGGCTTGTAATCCTCTCCTCGTTTGCGATCAATTAACTTATAGAAAGTCTCTAGCGCCGTGTTTTGACTCGCTGAAACGCCGCCAGTGTTCTTATTTTTTAGGATGATTTCATGAATGCCAGTTAGGGCAACAATTCGATCAATCTTTTCCTGTAAGAACTCTGGAACGCCGGAAACGTCAGAATTGAGAACCTCATATTCTTCATCTGTGGCATCAATACCAATTGCCTTACCAACTCCGCTTTCGTCATCAACCTGAGCCAAACGCAAACGCGCCGCATAGCGCCCTTCCTCATCGTCGCACATCAAAGCCAGATCACGCGCTTTCCATACTGCTTGTTGTTTTCGGCGTAGCAATTGCGTTGCTAATTCCTGGCAATAGTTATAATCAACAATCGCCTCAATCAAACGCTTGTTTAAAATGCTTGCACCCCAACCATCATTTTGACGGCGTTTTTCATTCGATACGCGCTCACCATCAATGATGCAAATACGCGAGTAATGAACAAAGAATTCCGGTATATCTCCGCCAGGTGAGATCTTATAAAGTTTTGGCTCACCGTAACGAACACTCCGCGCATTAGTTTCACGTTCCTGAATGGTGATCTGATAGCGATCATATACGCGAATATCTTCAAGTTGTGCGCCAGGCTTTACAGGTGATTTCAGCATTCTGTTATCAGCAACAACAGCAAGAATTGCAGAACCGCCAAATAAACGCGACCATGAAAGCGCATCAATAATTTTAGCGTTTAATCGCAATTCATCCCAACGCGATTTAAAAGACTTTTCATTTTTCACGCCGTCAACTTTAAAACCAGGCGTTACCATTTCTTCTGGAATAACATCGACAATGCGCCGCGCCATTCCATCTTCTTCATAAAATTGCGATAACGTTTTAAATGCCGCGCTTTGCATGTAAAAAGCATTCGGCCTAAACGTTCCATCTTTAGATCCGAAAATTTCGTTGTAACCATCTTCTTTAGTAATGGCCTTTACCTTGTCGCTCATAAATACCCCCATAATAAAAAGGCCGGAATATTCCAGCCTTTGATTTTACACATTAACGCTTCGCTAATCCAGCTAAACGCTTCATTCTATCAACAGCATTATCAGCAAGGTTAAGCTCAATATTAACCGCGTCAAAAAGGTTATCCATAATATCATCATGAGGATGGCTATCATCATAAGTGAATGCCGCCGCCTCTGCCAGAAATTCAGCAAGCATGTGATGCGATTCAGGCAATACAACATAACCATTCTTGATCACTGGTTGTGCGTCCATGCATCGCGTTACTTTGTCTTTATCGCGTTGCACTGGCGTAATTTCTATCGGAAATGCTTTGCGGCAATTCTGGATCAAACCTGTGCCGCTCGCTTTATCTTCCACGTAAATTTTACGCAAGTTTCCGCATTCTTTGTTACGGTTCCAGCACTGTTTAACAAACGCTTTAAACTGCGTTTCTAACATTGGCGCTTCCCATTTGCCGCGCACACCGTCAATAAAATAGATGCGGCCTTTGAACATGCCCCAATAACATAAAACGCTGTAGTCGTTTAGCTCACCTTCTTTCTGAGCGGTATCAGCCGTAATAAACGTATAATCAAAGCGATCCGGTTTTGGCATCGTTGATTTTTCTCCGGTTCCGTAATACTGGAACCATCCAACGTTAATTGCGTTACCGCCAAGAGCAATAGGCTCTTGCTGATACTGAGAAAGGAACGTGTATAAATCCGCATCGCGTAGCGCTTTCAGGTCATGAATGCTTTCCTTGCTAGGCCAAAAAGAATAATACTTCACGCCGTCAATAACGATGTATTCAGACGAAAGCACATCCTTTTCAAAGTGCGGTTGCAACCAATCAGGAAGCGATTTCCCGTATTCCTCCGTAACCATCGCCGGAATTGATATCTGATCAAATTCAATACCCATTCCGCCATTCATCAGAAACCAGGTCATATCCTGCGCGTGTAGACGCTGCTGAATAACGATAATCGGCGTTTCTGAATGTGCGCGACGTGATCGAATGGTGTTCTTTGCGATCATTTGACCGCGCTCACGCTTCACCTTCGAAAACATATCATCTGGCTTTTCTGGATCGTCAAGCGTTACGCAACCGGAATAAACACCAGGCGTGATGTAACCGCCACGGCTACCAGTAATCTGACCGCCCATTGATTTACTAATCATTTCCAGGCGAACTTTGCCAGCGTCATTAAGGATCTGAAATTCATCATCCTTGCTTGTACCAGTTTTTGCGGGGTAAAGCTCTTGCCATTCTCGCGAGTTAACCAGATCGCGCACACGCTTGCTGTTACGTTTAACCAGCGTATCAGCAAACGAAATATTAAGATTTCGCACCTTGTTCAATTTTAGATATGAATAAGGCGGAAAGTGGATCGAAAGTAATTCTGTTTTACCTGAACCTGGCGTTACGTTAAAAATGGTATCTTTGCGCACACCTTCAATAATTTCATCAATTGCCCTTGCAATATAAAGGTGATGCCAGTTAGGAATCCATTTTTCGCCCTGCTGGATCGGAAACCAGATTTTAACGAAAGTATCAAAATCGTGTGTACTTAATTCCTTAATAGCCAGCTTTTCAAGTTTTGTTAAATCTTCCCAAATCAACATAGCATTCACCTTTAAATCTTACTTAGGACGCTTGCGACTGCGTTTTTCATCGCTTCTTCTGTATTGTCTTGCTCTTTGGCGTTAGCGCTAATATTGAACGTGTCGCCTTTATCAATACCAAGCTCTTTTGCGATCATGGTGCTGTTAATCATTCCGTTTGCCGCTAACTGGTATTTTTGTTCTTTGATCACCGATTCTGCAAACTCAATAACAACATCATAGCCTGGTTTAAGTTTCCACTTTGCTAGTGCTGTGCCGGAAAAACCGCAAAAAAGCTTTAACCCTTCCCATGTAAAAATACGCGGCTTGTGAATCTTGTCCTGATACACTCGCCCCTGAAATGATGCCGTTTCACCTGCTTTAATAGCGTTTAGCTCCGCCCATTCAAAATACTGAACAATCAGATTCATGACCTGTTCAGGCGTTAGCGTTGCGCGTTTATCAATCTCACTACCTACCAGATCGGAATATCGCTTATTCCATAACTTTTTAAAGTTTAGACTTTCCGCCGCTGGCGCTTCTGTTTTTTTAGCCATAATAAAATCCTCCTGTTGATGCGTGATTATAGCTAAATTGTATGCACAAAAAAACCCGCGCAAGGCGGGTTATGTTTCGGCTTTGGATTAGTCAATATACTTGATGCTTCCAGGCTTGCCAAACTTGCGGCGGTTTTCAATAATGCTTGCGATTTTCTCAAAGTTTCGTGAAACCTTCCAAACGTCATCTTTGTTTTTATAAATTGCAACAGCTAACTCATTATCTTTTGTGCATTCGCGAACACCCAACGAAATACAAAGATAAATCATAAACACCAGAAAAGCACAAAAACCAAAACCTGCAATAAACATCAGCATGATATTTCCCTCACGTAATTAATTGAAAATTGGTGTGTATCAGTGTTAGCGCCCGAAAGCTCTTTAGCTCTTGCTGCCGCCTCAAGAGCGCCTCTTGCGTCAACCTCGCATTCAAAATCTTGCTTGCATGATCCGCAATTGCGACCCATGCGCCTGATAGTAAGTTTAACTTTCCACTTCATCAGGCTTGTCCTCTTGTAACTTAACCATAAAATCACCAATGCGACCTAACACCGCCTCGCCTTTCTTGAATCGCTTTTTATATCGCGTTTTCTTTCCTTCGCGCTCAACGATGATTGTTACCTTTGCGATTTCTTTGTTTTGCATTGTGAATTCTCCTGAACGGTTGCGGGTTACGGTTCCCGCGATTGTCATTCGCCTTGCGATCCAATCCGATTAAGTTTTACGGCTAACGCGCCGCGCTTTGCTCTATTGAGCCTTTTATGTTCACGGCGTTTAATCTACCAATCAGACAACACGCCGTCAACCTTCATTGATTCAAGTGCTTATTATTCATACTCGCCAGGCTTACCCCATCGACCAGCAATATAGCCAGCAAGCCATACAAACTTTGTTCGAGTGATTAGGGTAGAAATTGGCGTGTGATGTTTGGTGATAATTCCAGCCGCAATATGATCGTATTTGTTGCCACTTGTCACTTCAACTTTCAGATCCTTCATGCACTCTTTTGCAGCACGTTTAACAATGTTGTATTCAGCCTCATTAAGTCCAAACATTTTACATTCCTCTTGATTTCCAAAGTTGGTACATTTCAAAATAGTGCAATGCTGTGTCAGTGTCGCCGCGCTCTAACGCTTCCTCTTGCTTCTGTGCGCACCACTGCGACGGTTTTATGTAGTTAGGCATACAATCACCTTTCCAAAATTAGCGCCTCTTAGAATGCTATTGAGGCGCTTTAAATTTGATTCAAATTCGTTAAATTTTTAAATGGTGTCGCGGCTCGCCGTCTTTAGGTTCAGGCCAAGACCTTTCTTTGTTTATTTTAAGTTTCTCAATCATCGCATTGATTATCTGTTCATCGGTTATTCCTGCGCGTCTTTGCGCGTCCCATAACAAAAACTGCATATCAGCCCATTCTGATAAATCACCTGGATTTTCTGCTGCCTCCATTGCCTCTTTAGCAAGGTGTTTAAGTGGTCCGATTGCCCCGATCTTATCAATGCCGCCAAATGTTTTATCGCTCCACTCTGCGTGTTGCTTTCTTACTTCCGGCTCTTTTGCGTAAGCCTCAACCACTCCACCCAAAACGCGCCGTTGCGCTTCCGCTTCATCATACGCGTCGTAAATGTTTCGGATCTGCTTGCTGCCAAACTTTCCAACGCCGTAACTATGAATATAAATCATTGCATCACCTCGTTTTTACGCTTCCACTTCTCAACATCCATTTCATTAAGGCCGTTTTCATGCCGCCACACTGCCAACTCCGCCGCGCTTGTTGAGGCTGGCATAAGTTTATGCTCAAGCTGTGCAAAAAGCTCTTTTGCTACTTCCTCTTTGATGTTTACAACCGCCTCGCTACCGCTACCAATTCGCCAGCCCATGCCGCGCAACAATGATTTCGCTTGTTCTTCTGATAGGTTAATTGTGATCATTCTTCTTCCTCCACTGCATAAAACTTGATTCGGCTATTATCAACAAGAAACATAACGTCGTTATCCCATTTATCGGCTTCTACTTCGTAATATTCCTGGTTATCGTCGTCAGCTAGGATTACACGATCTTCATCAATGATTAGCTCATAAGTGCCGCCGTAAATCGGGTTTTCGCTTTCAAACATTTTGCCAGTGTATACAGCCATTTCCTAAATCTCCGTGTTTCGCTTCAATGAGGACACTTTAACAAATGCCCTCGCGGAAGTTTTAACAAAAAGTGCTATTTTTGCAGACCAATCAGCGCATCAGCCAACGCTCTTACAACCTTTGCATGAGTCACGATGTTTTCACCTTCCGGCACTCGCAGCACTTCACGCAGTTGCTCTAACGCTTTGACGTATTCGTTAGGCTCTGAGTTAATCAACGCATTGAATCGCGCATTCTCAATTACATAATCAACTGATTTTGCAATTACGCGATCTTGAATTCCAACCGTCATTTCACCGCGCATTGATTTGAAGATATCACCACCAGGCAAACACGAATTTCTAACCTGCTCCGCTACTATATCGCGAATTCGTTCACGCTCTGCTAATGCGCTTGCTTCATCTGCGATCCGCTTTGCATTGCATAGATGCTCACTTTCGAAAAAGCCTTTTTTAAGCCACATGCGATCCCCATTGTCACACTCAATAAAATAACGGTCTTTTGTGCTATTCAAAACCTGATAATCATTACCAGCCGTTAACAGGTTGCAAAGGTCATTTTTAGCGATCATGTTTACTCTCCTTACCAACAAGAAATTTCTTCTTCTGCGAAATAGTCATAGTCAAATTGACACCAATCCTTCAAAGGCGCATCAATCCACTTTGCGAAATCTTCCAGCATTTCGGCGTTGTAGTTATCCGCAATGCAACGACCCCAGGCGCGAGCATTTTTATAACCGTAGCGGCTAAACGTGTAAGGCGATTTGTTAGAGTCTCCCCACCTTTTAGCAATCTTAGCAAAGGCGCGAATAAGCATTTTTCTGTTCATCGTTTAGTCTCCTTGCGTAAGTGATCGGAAAGTTTATTTTCCTTTTTTGCCTCATTCTCACCAAACATGCCGCCAGCAACAAAAAGCAAACAACCTCCAATTGCAGTAGCCCATGTGTCGTTATCAATAAGCATTGTACCTAAAAGCACCATCGCAAAAATAATTAAGTGCCTAATCATTCCACCGCCTCAAATTCTGCAATTACAGCCTTAACCACCAGGATAGAAAGATTATCTTTGCCATTGAGATAATAAAACCCTTTACTGTCGTGCTTAACGGTTGGGCTAAACCCTTCCTCCGCTGGCGTTACATCGTAAACTTTCCCGACTGTAAGCGCGTCCGTATTTGACATTGTGCATTTGATTTTCATTATCACACCTCAAACTCTTTAACCAGAACCGGATTGATCATATCTTGGCGACGTGGAGTTTCATTTTTGTTGTCGCTCCAATTGCAACCTTCACCGTTGCGAGCTAACTGCTCAAGATAATCTGCATCAGTGTAGCAATCACACACAACCGTGTAGTTGTCATTTTCGTCGAACATGAAAAGGCTTTGTGCATCGTCGATTGCATCGATGGCGCTGTAAATCTGGTATTTCATGACTTTCTCCTGATTGGTAGCTTCTCTTGAATAAGGCCACTATATCAAATGGCCTTGCGCAAGTTTTAGCAATTCGTGCTATTTAAGGTGATCGCGAATGATTTCGCTAACTGTAATCATCGGCTTTTCATTGGTTAATAAGTAATCGTGTTCACTATATCCGTTTTTCTGGTAGTATGGATTGATTCGAATGTAGTTGCGGCTATCACCTGCAAACGTGAACCCGTCGCGATGCAAGCGGCATAGCTTCACTTCATTACCAGCATTGATTAGCGCGATAATTTCATCTGGGAAACCTCCATCAGTGCAAACAACAGGAGCATTACACTCTTTTACTTTCTGGTTAAACCTTACGCCGAAATAATCCTTGCCGAATTTAGGTTTGATTACATCCTCGCTAATCCATATCATGAACTCACGCGGTGACATACCCATCAGGAATGTTTGCGGCCTTTCTTTCTGCTCTCTGTCATCATAAGCCAACATGAAGCGCTGATAGTTCTCTTTACCCAGGATAGCCAATGCAATGTCAAACATTGGCTCTTTAAAGCTAATAATGCGGCATTGCTCACCAGGCGAATAGAAAGAAATCATCTTGCCGATTGTGTCTTTACCAGCGCCAGGCGGCGCATTGAGGATTATAATTTTAGCCATCTTTATTCACCTTAAAATATTGAACGGTTAATGTTTCTTCGATCTGAGTCCATCCGTGATTTCTTGACTCAATACTAACATCATTTAATGCTGCCTCGCCGGACTCAAGAGCATCAGCAAGCGCTCGCAGATAGTTGATCGTCTTTGTCGTTTCGATCTTGTTGTCAAGCATCATAAGAAAATAAACCCCACTGCAAAAATTAACATGATTGTGATTAATGCCACATTTGCGCAAAAATCACCGCGTTTATAAAAAGGCTTTTCGTTCTTTTTTTCTACAAGAATATACTTCCCATTTTCCATGCCATGATAAAAACATTCATTTGTTAATGATGTTGGTATTGCATCAGAAACAAAACTTGAATCATTGACAAGGATTCTGCCATCATCCATTACAAAATAATAAACCTGCTTACCATTAACAAACATATCAACAGCTCTATAAACTTTCATTCGTCATTCTCCTTGCTTGTCTCGACAAGGCACACTTTATCAAATGTGCCTTAGCAAGTTTTAGCAAAAAGTGCTATTTAATAAGGCAATTCATCAGCAAGCCGCTTTATATGATCCGCTAATTCTCTTGCGCTTTTCTTGTCTAATATGGCGCGAAACTGCAATTTGGTGTCGTCGTCATATTTACAATCAATCCAGACTGATTCACCGCGACTGTAAACAAGAATATTGTCACCATGCCGATCCTGAATATTCTTTGAATGCATTATCTATCCCTCCTGTTGATATCCAATAGACAAATAACAACCGCCACGATAAAAGCACCAATTCCCCAGGCAAGCGCCATTGGATCATACGTTTGAATCATCGCTCAACTTCTCCACGCCGTGAGACTTTAAGTGATCGTGTAACTGCTCTCCGTAGTCAATGACCTGGTAAACCGTCAATCCCAGGCCGCGAAGGTGTGCAATAACGTTTGGTGAGTCATCCCAACATGCGACAATGCGATCAAGTCCGATAGTACGTAAAACTTCCTCTTTGATTACGGTATCTTTCCGGTTATCGCTGGCGCGGCGCATAATCAGCCAATCGAAAGAAACGCCGTTTTCAGCTAACCATGCGCGTGTTTCCGCTTCTACTTCATCGCTACGGCCTGTTAGGATGATAACCAGGTATCCGGCATCAAACATGGCGTTGCACACGGCAATGTTATTGCTGAATGGTGAATCATCCTTTGCGGCGCGATTAAACTCACTCCAGCTTTCAGTAAGGTGCAAATCAACCGTTGGCAACAGGTGCAATCGGTGCTCACCATTTGACAATGTGCCATCCAGGTCGAAAATAACGAAACGCTGTTTTGTCACAACATAGGGATTAACATAATCCCTTCCCCATAAGTTGATCGTAAACATCAATTACCCCGCAAACTCAATAATGCTATAAGCGATTACAGCCAGAACAACGGTAGCTAGCACAATCATAGAACCGTATTTCAGAAACTGCTTGATAGACTCTTTAGACATTTTTACTTCTCCTTTGGTTGGTTGATGCTGTCATTATACCCATCAGGACACATGGCCGCTTAACATTTTGTGCTATTACTTGCGGTTATAATTTCGAGCAAACTTGCGGCACTTCTTAAAATCTACTTCGCTTGGCTTTGTCACGTGACTCTGAACCATTACGCACTTGAATGAATTAATTGCTCCGTTCCAATGCTCGTGTAAACCCTCTGGATGATTGCGCAATTCTCCGTGAACATCAAAGCCGTGTTTCTCAAGAAAGAACGGATTAATTTTCCCGTTTTTATTGATGTGAACAAATTTATTTGCGTTATTAAATTCAGTTGTGATTGCATAAACAGCGTTACGTGCTAATTTCATTTTGATTTCCTTCTTTCGTTTGGAGTGGGGTTACTATACCGCAACCCCAGGATTATTTTTTAGCAATTCGTGCTGTATTTTACCAACGTGCCGCGCTTGATGTTTAGCTCTGCCGCATAGGTTTGTGTGCGTTTTGGCATTGAGCCGCCAGCATAGCCAGAAAGCAACGTGATCACATCATCGTAAATCTCAACTCGTTTAGCTGCGAATGTGATGGCCTCAAACTCATCATCATTCTGTATTGCAAGCAATGTTGCTCCAACTGGCATATCTTCAATGTTGCACACGCTTTCAGTCTCAGTTTTGACCGGATCATCAATAAGCTCGTTGTTGATTTTCACATCGCCAATGAAAAGCTCACAGCCGCGTGAAAGAAGATATTGCAGCGCGTCAACCTGGTCGTCTTGCTCTCTCCGTGGCTCAGCCATTTCGTAGTGATATCGCGCACCAACTTTGTTGTGAATGTTGTGGTGGTTATGCTGTTTTACAAAGTAGCTTAGTTTGAAGTCACTTTTCTCTCCGTTCTCCCAAACGCCACCATCCTGATCGTTTGCAAATGTTATCTTTCCAGCCATTCCGGCATTGAATGTGATCGGGAAGTTGATTTTATTGATGTTTAACATGGTTTGTTTCTCCTTTTGCTTAACTCAACGGTGGGTACTTTATCAAATACCCACGATTTAGTTTTAGCAATTAGTGCTATTCTGATCGCATGTATTTCGCTTGATCAATAAGCCAATTCCCAAGGCGCTCTACTTCATCGGCGTCACTCATTGGAAAGCAGCCCGTATCACTGTAAATATTAAGCTCGCAAATAGTACCGAATTTATCTGTTGATACACTCATTCCGTCGCCGTCATTATCATGAAACTCAGCAACAAATTCACTCATGTTATTTTCTTCCATTTTAAACCTCACTTAACAATCCGGCATTCGCCATAGCTGAACGGTAAAAACGTGTCACTATCCATGCAATCAGGAATTGCACACATACGGCCTTTTACCTTGTCATAACCAGCCGCAACCAGGGCATCAAGAGGAACGTCAACCATTCCGACTTCCACGCCATAATCAAGGCAATTCTCAATTCGGATTGGGAATGTTAAATGTTTCATTCCGTCATAGGTTCCGTCATTCAGAATTTCAACAGTTACGCGGGTTAGTTCGAATTGCATTTTATTTTCTCCGTTGTGTTTCGATGGGGTAATTATGCCAAACTACCCCAATTCAGTTTTAACAAAAAGTGCTATTTACTGGAAAGAGCAACAATTAATATGGTTGCAATACCCATCAGTACAATCAGCCATTCAATCATCAAACGCCCCCAACAATATCAAGCCAAGAACAACAAGCGCCACGCCAGGATGACCGATTGCAACGCACCACATTGCAGCGACAAATGCGAATGTTTTCATTCTCGCAAATCCTCCAGTGTCTTGATATACAAGCGGCCTTTTGCGTTGTGCCATAGTAATTCATCGTTTTGAATCCATCTTCCAGTATTAGAATTGATGACCCTACCAGGCCGATATTTCAGCTTTACCATACTGCCGCCACATCTTAGATATAGGCGACCGATAATGACGCTTGCAATTATGCGGTATGCTTTTAGCTCATTGTTGCCATGAAAGCGGATCTTACAAAGCATTATGCATTACCCTCATTCACAAAGGCGTAAAGGAATGTGTTTTCATCCTCTCGCGGCTGTACGCAGATAACGGTGATTTCGTGATCTTCTTCTGATTCATAAATGCTCTTGGCCTGGCTTAACATTTCTTTGAACTGGTCAAGCGTTATTTCTGCTGCATCCAGGTTTATAAGGCGCACAACGTTAAACTGCGTTGCGCTTGTCGTGTCGATTGTTGCCATTAATGCTTCTAAATCAAAGTTTTCCATTTATTCATCCTCATTGTTGACAAAGTTGATTTTCACAAGTGCATGAAGCTCTTGCATTACTTTTGCTACGGTTGCGTATTCTTCCGGCGCATAGTTTGCCAGGTTTGGCGATAGCGTCATAAAGCGCTCTGCTGCCTTGTTCACTGCCTGGCGCTTGTGCCGTTCAACGTCAGCCTTGCTATAAACCGTTTTCCGCTTCTCATGCGTGAGTGTAATCTTGAATACTTCCATGCCGAAAAGGTTACTTTCGTCATCGTCGCACATTGTCTTTTTGATCTTGATAGTGCCAACCATTTTTACTTCCGGCACTCGTGACATAGTGGTGCGCACGTATGAAGCCGGATTCTCAGATGATTTCTTTCCGGCTAATTCAGTAGCTAGGTAGCCAGTCGGGATCACGATTTCGGTTTTCTCACCACTGGCGAGCGCTTTTGCTGCCTCGCGTAGTTTTTCGGTAAAGCTCATGTTTTCCATAGGGTTTTCTCCTGATTGGTTTTGATGTGTGCATTATGCTTATGTGCTGGCGCATAGTCAAAGTTTTTTCTGTTGTTCTTATGTATACAATTAGAATATTGTTCTGTTTAGACGCCTTTTTGTGTTTATTGCCTTTGATTTCAATGTTTTGCAGCGCGTTTTCAAAAACTACGCCGATTTCGGAACATACCCATATATATACATATACCCTGGAGCATACACATAACCATATAAAGTTAGAAAATATACGTGGGGTATCCCTATGTATAGAGAACAAGCTAAACAAATAGAAACTTTTATAGATATATAAATAAAATTATCTTACTTTTTAGTATGTTATAGGGTGATTCATTGTTGTTTTCTGTTTCGCTTTTTTACGGAAGGTAAACCAGTGAACATCGTGGAACGTTTTAGACAACGAGCGGGCCAGGGAGTAATGTTTTGCGGA